GGTTTCTGGTGGGTTGGGTGTTGGTTTGAACATGGATGAAACTCCTAACACTTTGAGTGAAGGCTTCACCCTTTCGCTACCAAACGAAGGGTGGCGGCCATGAACAGGTTGGTAGACCGGGTGTTAGGAGCCGGCGCGCCCGAAGACGCCCTGTACATGACCACCATAGACCCCGATCGAAAGCACGACCGGAGACAATGACGCTGTACATCTAACACGCGGGCTACCAAACCCGATCACTGGTTTTCAGTGACCCGAGAACGATAAAAGCCACGGACTAGACGCACAAGCCGGCGAATTCTGTCTTAGGTGTAGGGGGTGGCGCAAGGATGTGTAGGCCTCGAGCATCGTTGGCAAATCGGGTTTAAACACGACGAATTTTGTTGTTTATCCGCTCTGTAATCAAATGGATTAGGGGGGCACCGGCCGGTGAATACTAAAAAAACAAATAAATATATCTGCCCCCTATTGTCCCTATTGCCCAAAAGGAATTTAAAGGAAATCATCGCATACTACTGCGACAATAAAACCGAGCAAAGAAAATGGTTACCGCCGGAGATCAAAGCAATCTGCGGCGGTTGCGGTCGTTGTATGCATCAGAGACGACTGTGAAACGAGCAGTAGATCGTGAGTAAAAAAAGAAACTCCATGCAATAAAAACTAGCGAATCAAGCTAAGCATTTCTGAAGCTCTATCAGCGATCAACACTAAAATACGTTCCATTGCCACCGTACTCTGAAGCTCTTTAACCCCCTTAAACTCTTTTACTGACCAAGCCAGAACCTCAACAAAATCATGCCCTCTAATATAGCTTCTTGGATCACCATTCAAACATGCAAACCATTTATCGAAATACTCGACAAAGGTCTCACTCTCTCTTGCCCTATTATTACTTTCCAATAAACGCCTAATAAATACGAGATGATCGAATTTTACTTTGCCAGCTGCTACCGACAATTGCTTCATCGGATCCAGCCACTCCACCGACCACTCTAACTCCTTATCAGCTAGCCTAAGGGCATACATAGCCTTGAGCACTTCAACAACAGAAGACACATACAAGTCAAAATCAACAATTTTTGCTTTTGACGCCTTTATTAAGATGTGCCTAAGAATATCGTGAGTAAAAAAATACAGCTCTATAGATACGTGATCTGTCCAGACCAGCCGAGGAACGTTATCAAGCTCAGACAACCAGTGATCAAGGTCTCTGTCTACAACACAACGATAAGAGAGGTCCCCTTCAAGAGATGATAACTTTTTCGCGAGCGCTATAACTCGCTGCTTGTTCCCCGTCGTCAGATCATACTCCGCAAGCACTTCCCTGGACACGTCAATCGAATCGATATCATATATCACCTCATCACAACTACCTTCAGCCTCCAAGCATACAGAGAACAACTCCTTATCAAAGAGACCTTCCACATAAACATCCTGAAGCCCCGGTTCATTTTCATACCGAGCCAACAGCTCATCAATACTGCGGCGTGGAATATTAGCCATGACTATTTACCAATCTGACCACACGATCCCTGTGCTGAGACAACAACTCCATCGAGTGCGAAGCAAATACAAATTGGATGTTTGAACCAACGGTAATATCGAGCAACGACTTAACAAGCTTTCTTTGCCACTTTACGTTAAGCGAAATCTCCGGTTCATCAATCATAAATACGCAAGGGCGATCTCTCCCAGTTAACACATAACAAAAAAGCAACAAAAGTTGTTGTTCACCAGAAGATAGGTGCCCAGGATCAAGCGGTTGCCCACGTGTACTGGCGATGCTAAAACCTTGACTAACCTTGTAGGATATTTCTTTATCCGACAAGAAGCCATTAACGATTTTTATAAACCTATCAAGTACATTATAAATAGGATTAACTGCATCAATGCGCCCAATTAAACTATCTACATAAGGAGCAAGGAGACCTGCCGCTAACTCTCGCTTCGCCCTTGAGCGATCGCTAAGCGGTTTCTTCAATTCTGATATCGAAAGGGGAGAGGCTAGCTCATAAACTGCTAATTCCGCCGTTTTAGCCTCGATTTCAACCAGTAGTCGTAAAAGATCATCAGTATCAACGATCTTTTCTTCTGCGTCCTTATTCGCAGGAGAAACCAGGTGCTTTAAAACATTCACATAGACAGTATGTACATTTTCCGTACCTTGATTTGCACTATGCACCGCTTTTGCGGATATCCATTTACCTGCTGAACTCAATGCTTGAGATAGGGCAATCTGCCTAGACCTAACGACTAGGTCATTAATCCTTTTAGGCTCTTCATATCTCATCACTTTGCGAATTTCAACTTCATCACTAGGATCGGATACCAGATCGCAATCCAAGCGTCTATCTGCGTTAAGGATAAACATAGTCGGTGCGACTTTTTTAAGAACCTCTAAATAAGTCGCCTCCCCGACCTTTGTATCGCCCAATATAAACTGCTTAGACTTGCTGTTTGCACCTATCACATCTTTCGGGCGTGAAACCAAGTGAATTGTGCCGTCTTTGGCTCGCCTAAAATATTGCATATCATGGGAATAATACATCTCCGATTCACGAATCCGCCCCTTTGGAATAAAATCCCATTCTACTATTGTCTTTTTTTTCTGCTTGATACTCAGAATTAAGCTTCTTTCAACATCCTCCCCTAATTCTAAATCCTCAACCGGTGATCGCCTCGCCGAAAGAATAATCCCGCTACTTAGCCTAACTTCCAAGCTTTCAAATGGTGCATCGAACAATGCATTTCTGTGCCCTCTATTCTCAGCTGCTGACAACAAGTGAAAAGCTAAACGCAAAATGGTACTTTTCCCAACACCATTATCGCCATACAAGATCGCAGCATTGCTAAGCGCACCTTCTTCTGGCAGCCGGTAGGTATACATACCAAATAGCTTTTCAACTACTATCTCGGAAATCAAAGGCGTATTCATACATCTCCATGAAATTGCGAAAAAACGGGACAGATTCATTTATCGCAAATAATGATAAATAAATTTTCCCCACTTTCTATTTAGAAATGGCATACGAGTGCATGCACTCACAAAAAATCACCAACCTGACAGGGTTTGAATATGATGTTTAATTGATATTTTCTTCACAACCCCAAGCCCTGGATAATGGCGCGTCCCATAGAGGGTAATGAAATCTTGCAACCCCGCTGTATTAACGAAATTCGTAGGATTAGCTGTGACATGAGCAATCAGCAAATCTAATGCTTCACGAAACTTACCACCAGGGTCACTCTGGCTGTCATTATCAGAGTACGACGAAAAATGGCGGACATACATTTGTTTCATTCTAGAAGGATCCAGATAAGACAAATGCAAGGTAACGACAAATGCTGGACCACCACCTTCCGAAAAGCGCTCTCCAAGAATCGTATAGTCACCGAAACCGATAGCATTCGGACGCAATCTATATTGGACGTGACAGTTAGAATAAAATGACTCCGCGCCATAGTCTAAATTTCTTGCTTTCTTGTCGAAACCATCATGAAAAAGAACTACGGCAGGAAGACTCCCCCAAACCGAATGGTCAGTTTTATCCGGATTCAGTGCCACAACAGAGGCTCGCATTAAATCCAGAGTAAGAGCTGGAGTAATGATACCTTCAACGTAAGCGACGAAAGGGGTAGTCAAATTTCTTAATAACGCTATAGCCGATACGTCAGTTGAATCGCGCACTTTTACACATGGGACGAATGCGCCAGTGCCATTACCAACTGTTGCGAGGTGTGCGATTAGCGACGCTGTGATATTCGATCCCGATACGCTCGAAAACTCGCCTTGAGATGGATTAATTACCACCCACGAAGTTATGCCTGCAGCTGTTAATTCAGAGATAGTTATCGCTAGAGGGCCGAGACTTAAATTAACCGGCTCCAAAATTGGACACACAGCACCCACGGGTATATGCCCAACAAGTTCCTTCAGCGCGGCTAGTTCAAATTGTTTGCCCTTGAGAATTGGGTAGTACATACAGCTTCCTTACTCAGAATGGAACTCATGTTTTCCACAAGACAGACTCGAGCCTTTCGAGTCAAACCAGACTCAACGCCGGCCACGAATAAAGAAGTGGGCAAGGACAATATAAAATCCTTATCCAAAGCTCTCGTGCGCCTAATCACTTTTCTAAATTCCGTACGAACCCTCTCATTGGTCGCAGAAGCCAACAACCGTTCACACTCACGGAAAATCTCAGTATTACTTACATCGGGCGCAACACCAAACAAAGACTCGACAAGGCTCACATATTCTTTACGTCGAAGGGAGCGCATCAAAACCCCAATATCAATCGGCCCATTTATAAGCTGCGCTGACCTCACCTCTCGAAAAGACCCTCTCTTATTCAGAAGTATCACTCCGACTGCCTCTGGAACGGCATGAAAGACCGCATTTAGATATTTTTCAGAAACAACCACATTAACCTTATCAAAGATCTTCAGATACGAATCAACCTGAGATCTCAGCCGCCCTAGATTATCGTAGTCAGTTTTAATTTCGTAACATGTTGAAATACCATTAACGATCACACAGTCCGCTTTACTTGCACCAACTCGAAACTCAGTAAACATTGTGGAACTACTAACCGAGTGCCTACCAACGAGAATTTTTTTTGCGATAGCATTCTTATAGTAGTACTCATTACGATACTTCTTACACAATAAGCTGTAGCAAAAATCAAAAACACTGCCTACGGTGAAAACATCATCAAAGCTGTCTTGATAGCACTTAGCCACTTGAGTGACAAGAGAAAAATCGCCTTCCGAAACCGAGTTAATGTGGTGACTAGAAAAAATTTTAGCTATCTCTTTGAAACCCAACATATTTTTAATCCGATTAACGATGTCATCGTTAGTAAAAAACTTCAAAACTTACCAGTCAGATGCTGACGACCAGCGTACCCATCTCTGCGTCCACGAAGGTGCGTATAGCTTCACATTAAGTTCCAGTCGCTCCCCCAGAGGCTGCTACACGAGGAATATCCCACCCATTTCAAACGTCCGATCATCCCCGGCGTGCCGAAGCTCATGAAAATGAAGATCAACCATTCCTAAAATCTGCATGCTCGCGTAAGGGAAGATGAAATTGAGCGCGCATTGTAGGGAAAAATCACTCCAACATCTCGTGGGTGTTCCCAGCACAATAGACCACGCTTCGTTCGGCGAAAATGACAACAGGCGTCATTTCCGATTTTTTGTCCAGGATTCTTCGTATCTCTGACGAGCATAGCTTGGAGAAATGGGGCCTGAGTTACTGGTAGCACCCTTTTAACAAGCTGCATTCCCGTCAGCACACCACTCATAGCCCCCAAGCCCCACCTCCCCATTCCTGATAAACTCCCCCACCTCCCAGCCACACCGATTCCGTACCCCCAATGCCCCCAATCTCCGCCACACCCGCCCCACTCTCCCGCCGTTTCTCCGTCGCGCCGATGATGGATTGGATGCAGTAGCCCGCCTCCCCCCCAACTGATTGGCTGAAGTCTCAAATCATCTGCGCGTTGTAGCAATTTTTAAGCATGCGGTATCTAAGTGCCTCTCTGCTGCGGCCGCATGAGCTAGGCTTCGCGAACACCTCATTTCCAGGATGGATCGCATGCCAAATAACTCAGCTTCTAATATCGCCACTGCTGACGCCCTGACGTTGCTCCTGCACAACCAGCATGCACTGGCGGCGGCAATCGAGGAGGTTGCCGTTTGGCTTGCAGCCAGTGGCGCGGCAGTGGTTGCAGATAACGCTGTGATGGCTATGGAGACCTTAGACACAAATGCAAAAGCGATCACAGATGCGATTATGCGGATACGGCAATCCTAATATCGCCTTTGCAGGCAGCAATCGGCCAAAATCGGCACTCCGTGAGCGGCAGCTTTCGGCCAATAGCAGCCGCTCCTGGCCAGAGACAGCAGCTTGAAGGAATCTGCGAATCTATGGTCGATTCAATGACTAATTCGAGGCAGAAATTGGTCAGGAGGCTACCTTCGACTCAGAATAGCGAATTATAATAAAAACGAGATATCTTTAAACCAGTACAAAGCTGGACGCAATATCCGTCGATGTACTCCACTGGTTCTCGTGATTATTTACAATCTGAAAATTTGATACGGCAAGTATAACTCGATATTATCACGACAATGGCGTCTTCGGCTCGTCACTATCCAATTCATCATCTGTAACATCTAGGCTCGGTGGTAAATTTGTGTTCATTGGTTTGTTGGAGTTGTGTTGATTCAAATCTGACTGTGATGCAGAGCGACTTGAAGTGGGAGCGCGAAGGTCGTCAAATTGTTGCGCATCTTTCTGCTTGACAGCTTCATCAGAAGTGGATTCGCGCTCAGGCACACTTCTTGAAAGTTTGTGCTGTAGAAATCTTTTGTGATACGAGGAATAACTATTGTTGTGTGTGTTAATCTTGGCTGTGGGAAAAGCACTATTAACGGAAGATTTTTGATTTGAGTTGACCTCATACGAACGCGCAGTTTTCCTGATCATTTGAAGAATCTTATCCCTCAGTTCGTCAGTATAGTCCGATGAAGGGCTATCTTGATCGTTATCATCCTCTTCTTCAATTGTATGCTCGCTTTTTTCGTACGCGTCGCTAATCGAACTATCTAAAATTTCGGCATTGAGAAATAGTTTGCCATCCCTAAGAAAGTCCGAAGTACTATACATGTGAAATAATTCGATATTAGACATGCGACAAATTTCGCTTTTTAAACTTTCATGAGGACCAATTATCTTCTCGCCAGCGGAATCAATAATGCTCCACCAGTCTTTTTTTGCGTCATCGGTGATAAAGATTACACGTTTGACTTCCACTGATGCAGCTTTAGATAGTAGCTGTTTCCAGATAATTAGGTCACCGAATGCTCGCTCATATTTCAACTGGCCATGCGTGAACGTAGGAGCTTCCTTTTCGCTATCTCCTTTAGTTCTATCCTCAAAGCCTGGAGGAGTTTTTTCTGCGTAACGAACTTTACCTTCTTCGTAAAGATTGTCTAGCCATTCTTGGTTTTCTGGAGGCGAACCAATTCGGTCATGAGTGAGCTCATCCAAACTTTCCAAGATGTTATCGTTAGAGCGTACGTCCGCTTGTTTTATGTCCCAAGGCGAAATTTTATTTTTTGTAGTATCTATATGTAACTTGATATTGGCAGCAAGCTCTTGGAGGTGGTTATTTATTTCGGGGAATTTTTTTGAAAGCCCTAGCTTGTTTAGTTCGCTATTGATGGAGGTGTTGATTTTATCTAAGAATGCATTGATATCACGGAATACCTTTTTCTCATTCTTAATGACTTTTAATCGGTTCCTATGATACTCAAGGCCTACATGGTGCGGAATCCAAATCTTTTCTTTTAGCTTGAGTGCTGTGTTAAAGAAATCTATTCGAGTTTGATCTTCATAGCCGTAAAGGTTAAGAAAGACATTGGTGTCAAATACAAAGATAGTATTGGAGGACGACCAGGCGCTTTTGAGGGAGTCAGTACTGGGTACTAAAAAACTTTCGAATATTTTTTTCAACTAATCACCATGAATTTAGCACAATAAGTAGTGGTCTGAAAATCTTTAACGCCAATTATTTTTTTAATTTTTATGCGAATCATGTAATGTGATTGTTGAGCCAAGTCCAAGCGTCATTAGGTAACCATCCTTGAAAGTCTCTATTGACGTTTAAAACTAAAAGGCGGTCATTTTGATCAATGTGCTTTAAGAGTCGATTCGAAAGCTGTTGAGCATTTTCAAAGGTGGAAATTAGCCATATAGATTCAAGTTCGTGCCAGAATCCCGAAGAGTTCCTAAGCTCTCGATAAAGCTCGCTGTAGTTTTGCCCCGGATTATTCAGATCGTACGCTACGCAATAAACAGACATATAACTCTCCATCTTGATTTTGCGATTTAATTTAAAGTAAAAGGCAAATTTTTTGAATGCTACTAATTTGCTCGGCGATTGTCCACACTGAAGAGCAACAGATAAATCAACAGCGCATTGATGAGCCGCACGCGGCCAAGTATTTCACGCCAAAGTGGTGCGGAGTAATTCAAGTCGCGGTGCAGGCGTTTTCCTCTACGGATTAGCATGAAATTTTTTCCAATTCCCCTCACTGCGGAAGCGTCATTAGCCCATGCTTGCATGGGCTAACGAGCACCTATTCCCGTTTATTGCTAGGCGCGCATGTATTCGGCCTGCACAGTCGCCACGAGCTAATCAGCGTTGTAGACCCACAGCTGATGCTTGATCGAAGATTCGCCTCCATTAGCTGGTCATGGGAAGAAATCATTGCATAAGTGGTTGAGGCTGGGGGAGTGTACGAGGCAGAGAGAGGGCCATGCACCTCAATATGTTGACTGGGTTTGTAGCTCGTCACACCCCGATTGACTCGGTCCTACTTGCGTAGACGATTTCGAAGGATCGGTTTTGGCTGAGTGAATCGCCCGCTACCAGCCAAAAACAGTCATCTGGATGTGGTGGAAAACCAGAGGGTTAAAAAGCCCGAGCGGACAAACCAGATTTCACTCACCTAGTCATGCATCCAGCGTGGATAAAACACCAGTATGAGAATTGGATGAAGGCATAGTAGCGTTACGCCTCTACGAACCCGATCGGGTGAACGTGCAACGGAGCAGGAAAATGGACTTTACAGAACCTTTGAACACAATGTCATTGAAAGTTGGTCAGCTTCGCCGTCGGAAGTAAATTTTGCGAGATCAACACCCACAACATTAAACATAGTGATTGCCTCACGCAAGGCATATGAACTAATACAATTTATCTGTCCGCAGGTGCTGAGATATGTCTGCTACATGGAAGAACTTAGAAGAATACGTTCGCGCGATTGCCTCCTTAAAGTGGGGGGCACCTTGCAAAGCAGAGCATATTGACGGGGTTGATTTTGACAGTGTTATTCGGATTTCCGATGATGAAGTTATCATCATAGAAGTCACTACTGAAAGAACCCTTCAGAAGGTGCGTGATGACCTCAACAAGATAAAACCTACGAAAATCAGGCTCGCGGTTGAGGGTATAATCTGCCGAGCTTACATCATATTAGAAGGTGAGCCTACCCTTAGTATGATTGAAGCCGGCAAAAGCAGCCATATAAAGGTGTGTTCGGCCGATGAGTTTAGTAAAGATTTTTTTGATTTCGCTTCCTACGACACTTTGCGAAAAAGATCGCCTTTTGGAAGTGCGGTAGATTCCAAAACAGGTGCAAATGATCCTCGCGAATTCATTCATGTTCGTTACTCTGAAATAGATGGCTCAAAAAAATACACGGTAGAAAATATTGCCGCATGTTTGCAGCGTGGTCAAAACATTGTACTTACCGGAGATTATGGGACTGGTAAAAGCCGGTGTGTACGTGAGGTGTATGAGTTACTTAGAAATCAAACAAGAGAATCAGGCGCTTACCCGCTGGCAATAAACCTACGAGATCACTGGAGCAGTTCAAGCGCGTTAGAAGTTATAGCAGGACACCTCGGTATTATCGGCATCGGCAGTTCTATAGACAATGTTATTCGACTCCTCAACTCTGGAAAACTCATCCTCCTGTTGGACGGGTTTGACGAGATCGGTACTCAAGTTCATGACGCGAGAGTCGAAGACAGAAAAAGCCTTCGACGAAGAGCAGTACAAGGCGTTCGCGACTTAATTACTCGTGGAAAAACGGGGATACTAATAACCGGTCGATCTCATTTTTTCGATAGTAGCGAGGAAATGCTAGAAAGCCTTGGTTTATCCGATGGGTCTAATACGGAGTGCATTGAGGCACCGGAAGAGTTCTCAGAAGATGAAGGGAATAAATACCTACACGCAATCGGCATTAAGTCCCTTGTGCCTGAGTGGTTACCGCGGAAGCCATTAGTTTTCCAGCTCCTCGTTGAACTAGACCCAGCAGACGTTAGCGTTATTTTAAATCGCCAGCATGGTGAGTACGAATTCTGGGGCACCTTTATTCACGCAGTATGTAGACGTGAGTCTAGCGGAGTGGGCGGTTCGATTGCCCCTCAAACCATTCACGCGATTCTTCACAGATTAGCGTCCGTTACCCGCTACTCCGTCACAGCCAATGGCCGTCTTTCCCCCAGTGATATTGATACAGCATACCAAGCGGTAGTAGGATCAGTTCCAGACCAAAGTGGTCGCCAACTTCTTTCAAGAATGTGTACTCTCGGCAGGATAGAACCAGAGTCTCCTGACCGACATTTTCTTGATCTTAATGTTCTTGACATCCTTCGTGCGGAAGCGCTTGTAGTAGACGTTATTAACATGAAGGACATACACGATCAAGTTCAATGGTGCCAATCACTCCGCCACCTTGGGGCATTTCATGCCGCACAAACAATTAAAGTCTTCGACTTGGAGCAACATTGTTTTTCTTATATAAGGAAAAATGGTAATAGCCGAAACACAAAAAAGCTTGGCGAGATAGTTTCAATTCTAACAATTTTTGGTGGAGATCCATTAGACTTTCAGTCTCTCCAGCTGTCTGGCTCAGTTTTCCCAGTGTTAAACTTTAGTGCTCGAATAATAAAAAACTTGGTGATCAAGGACTCCGAAATTGAACATTTATTTCTTGGGGCAACACCAATAACAGTACAAGATGGCGTGGTGATTGATGGGTGCATCGTTTCACACGCACTTGGGGTTTCAGATTCACAAGGCCTCCCTGCCTGGGTTACAAATACTGAGGCCTTTAACTATGAGCGAATTTCCAATGCTTCAAGAATCAAAGAGAGCGTTCTACCTCCAGCACAAAAATTGTTTCTTTCTATAATTCATAAGATTTTTTTCCAGCCTGGTGGTGGAAGAGAAGAAGCATCACTATTAAAGGGTGGTTACGGCCAAAAATTCAGCCCAAAACTAGTGGACTCTATTATCAAAATGCTTTTGCGAGAGGGCCTTATAGACAGGGCAAAGGGAGATGACGGCTGGGTATATAAACCTATTCGTAGGTATACAGACCGAATGAATAAAATTCGCTCTGAGCTGACTCTTTCCGAAGACCCGATCTGGAAAGAAGCGTCTACCCTAAAGCAATAAATAGATAGTTACTGTATTTATTGGTGCGCGAATCGGAAGTAAGAGGAGCACTTCGTCAACCTTCGTACTATGCAGTCATGCCATGAATTCCAGGTACAACAGTTCGGTAAAATCACACGGTTTGTCCAAGCAGTCCTAAAATTCGGCGCATAGACCGTCAATGCCGCTCCTTGGAGCGTCGTTGACGGTCAGTATCATTCTCGGTCGACGGGAGTAGCCGTGACCATATGAGCTTAGTGCTTTCCATGCTGGGGAGAGGCAGACTGACCGCTTCTGGCCGATAGCGGACGATTTACTACCTACAGTTGATCGTCCATAACTGGTCCAATCGAGTCGTGAAGCTCTGACTCATCATTTCGCGCCGCATGGCCCACTCTGGCTTGCTAGGGACGCTCGCCGCTCGCAGCGTCCCCCTTCCCCACCGCTCGTTGATCTGATCCAGTACGGCCATGACCTTGGTAGATTCAGTCGGTTGAGAAGCCGCAAACAGATCGTCCGTGTATTCACCTGGCCGACACAGGTTCATCAGCAACACCTCCGCCTTGCTGTACTTGAAACCAGGGCGATATACCCGATCCAGCGCATCGACTGCAGCCTTGGTCAGTAGCCGGACGTCATCCGTGGGGTAAGGCATATCGATCACCACACCATTGGCGTACTTCGCCTCCTCCGGTTTGAACATTCCGGTGCGAATACTCACGCGCACTTTCTTGCACAGCGAGTTTTGCGCCCTGAGCTTTTCTGAGGCTCGCATCATGTACGTGGCCACCGCCTCCTTGATCGGTGCCAGCTCCGTCAGCCGGGTGCCGAACATTCGACTGCAGCAGATCTCTTGCTTCGGAGGATCGGGCTCGTCGAGTTCCAGACAGGGAGTGCCGGCCAGTTCTCGCGCCGTCTTTTCGATCACCACACTGAAGTTTTTGCGCAAAGTCCAAGGGTCGGCTTTTGCCAAATCCATCGCACTTTTGATTCCCATGGTATCCAGGTGCGCTTTCATTCGACGCCCTACGCCCCACACCTCTGAAACATCGGTGTTGCGAAGTACCCAGTCACGCTTAGTGGGGTCACAAATATTGACGACACCGCCCGTCTGCGCCTGCAGGCGCTTGGCGGTATGATTGGCGAGCTTGGCCAAGGTTTTGGTGTGAGCGATTCCCACCCCCACCGGAATGCCAGCGCACCTCAGCACCTGACTCCGAATCTGTCGACCGAGGCCGTCCAAATCATTGATGCCGGTGAGTTCGACAAAGGCTTCATCGATGCTATAGACCTCGACTGCGGGCACCATGGACTCAATCAGCGTCATGACGCGTTCACTCATGTCACCGTAAAGCGCGTAGTTCGAGGAGAACGGGACGATGCCGTGCTGCTTAAGCTTGTGTTTGATCTGGAAGTACGGCTCGCCCATTTTCACGTATGGCTTGGCGTCGTAGCTGCGGGCGATGACGCAGCCGTCATTATTCGATAAGACAACGATGGGGACCTTTGCCAGGTCAGGACGGAACACTCGCTCGCAGCTGGCGTAGAAACTGTTGCAATCGATCAGGCCGAACACCGGCACCCGCTTAGACATGACTGCGCACGCTACCAATGATCACGCCCCAGATCGCGAGCTCATCGCCTTCCAGCACGTAGCGCGGTGGATACTTGGGATTTTCGGACAGGAGGATCACCTCCTTTCCACGGATGCACAGCCGCTTGCAAAGCGGATCATTGTTAAGCAGCGCAACAACAATATGCCCGTGAGCCGGCTCCAGTGAACGATCCACTACCGCCAAATCGCCGTCAAAGATTCCTGCCCCCTGCATGCTCTCTCCGGCAATTTTCACCAAGTAAACATGCGGGGCCCGAATGTTGAGCACTTCGTCGAGTGAGATGTGGGTTTCGATGTGATCCGCTGCCGGCGAAGGAAAACCTGCCGGCACCCGAAAAAGACAAAGAGGTAATTTCCGACCGCCCACAACAATAGGGCCTAGGATTGAAAAGCTCATGACGCACGACTTCCGATACTGTACGAATATACAGTTAACGTTCAGAGCGGCTCTCGGTCAATTTCTATACGAAATTTCGGATAGACGGGTAGGTAGGAAGTAGGGAAATGATTACCGGCAACCGTCAGAACAACCCTCCCAACGCTACCGGTTCCCAGTTCATTATTACGAGCTCGCCACTGACTTCAGCCTTCCCCTGCCGCTGGTTGGTCGTGGTGTAGCGAATGTCCAGGGTTTCGAAGTGGAAGCCCGCAAACACGCGGCGGATGTCCGGGTGGTCATTGATGCTGACCATCACTTTGCCTTTGCAGCGGCGCATGAAGTCAGCCATCCGTTCGTAGTTCTCGAACGGAAAGTCCACGCCGTAGCCGGCGGTCTGCCAGTAAGGCGGATCCATATAGTGGAAGGTGTGGGCACGGTCGTAGCGTTCCGCGCATTCAAACCAGGGGAGGTTTTCGACGTAGGTGCCGGACAGGCGCTGCCATGCGGCCGAGAGGTTTTCCTCGATGCGTAGCAGGTTGATGGCCGGGGCGGTGGTCGCCGTACCGAACGTCTGCCCCGAGACCTTGCCGGCGAAGGCGTGGTGCTGCAGGTAGAAGAATCGGGCGGCGCGCTGGATGTCGGTGAGGGTTTCGGGGCGGGTCATTTTCTGCCACTCGAACACCTGCCGCGAGCTGAGCGCCCATTTGAACTGGCGCACAAACTCTTCGAGGTGGTTCTGCACGACACGGTAAAGCGTGACCAGGTCGCCGTTGATGTCATTGAGAACTTCGACGGGCGATGGTTGCGGCTTCATGAAGTACAGCGCGGCACCGCCGGCAAAGACTTCGACGTAGCATTCGTGCGGCGGAAAAAGCGGAATGAGGCGGTCGGCCAGGCGGCGTTTGCCGCCCATCCAAGGAATGATGGGTGTAGACATGAAAGCAAGACCTTTACTGTATGGATAAACAGGTGCTAGGCTCGCCGCGCTTTGTGCACGGAGCAAGAGCCTTGGCTGGACTTGCAGGGACCATCTGCAGGGACGGCGGCCGTTCTGAATGTTGACGCATCCGGACCGGCCGCTCTTTTTCACTTCGGTGTTGATACTTCTTTGGCGTATGCCTGACAGGCCGCGAGGGCAATCAGCCCCCGGTCGCCGTCGTTGGTGACACCGATAATTCGTTGAGCATGCGCTGGGTCAAGTTCGGCTCTTGTGGTGCCATGAGCCACGCTGCCGGTGGTGGTGGCGGTTGGCATCGATCCGTTGCCGGTGGTGGCATCGAGGAGGACTGACAGGCGCAGATCAGCAGTGGCAAGGCGATCGCGCAGGCGATCCTGATCACGTTGGACATCGCTCAAGGCTCGGTAATGGGTTTGTTCACTGGTAGCCAGGCGCTGCTCGAGCGCGAGGCGTTTGTTTTGTTCGGCACGCTGCTGCGCGGCCGAGGCCAGGGCCAGTTGATTGAGGGTTTCAGTGTGGAGGCGGGCCTGTTCGGCGAGTTGTTTGCCGTAGCGCCAATCCTGCACTTGCCAGGTGATAGCAGCGGATCCGCCGACCAGAGTGGTCAGCAGCACCACTTTGCCAAACAGCCGATACGGCACCGGGATCATTTCGCCTAGGCGCATAACACCGCCCTCGCCCGCTCCCACAACTGCAGGCGCTCCTGCAGACCATTCAGGCCGCCGTTGATCTTGCGGGTGATCTCCTCGAACGCGCCCTGATCCGCCAGAGCATTCAGCCCACGAACCCACCAGAACCACGCGGCCGACTCGGCGGCCCACTGCGGCAGCTCCAGCAGCTCCGGCGTGCGCAGCAAACGCTCGTCGCCGAACAGCGCCAAGCTGCAGCGCAGATAGTTGTTGTGGCCGGTGATCTGAATCAGCCCACGACCACGGTAGCGCTGGCCATCGCCGTCGGCCTCGGGCGTGTTGCCCAGCCGCGCGGCCAGAGTGCCAGTGTCGTACTTGCTCAAGTACTGGTCGCCGCCAAGCTCACGCACGTAATTCAGTTCGCCGGATTCGTGTCCGACCTGGGCGAGAAACGCCGCCTGCCGTTGCGGTGTGTGGATCTGCCGGCGGACCATCGCCGCATTGAGCGCAGAAACAAAAACGCCCGCTTGGCGGCGGGCGTTGGGCATGATGCGTTGCAGCTGTTGCTCTGTCAGTGACATTGGGTTCTCCTCGGTTGTGGGTCTTCGGCACTACTGTTTGATCTGAACAACCTTCAGATCCTTCGCCGGCTTTTTCTTGCCTTTGGCTTTCGCCTTGCCCTTCTTGCCGCCATTGCACTCGACCGTCGTGCTCCAGCCGGCCTGAGTGAACACCTGCTCCACCGAGTCGACCAGGTATTCGCCGTCGAGCCCGACCTTGAAGCCTTGGGCGTTGATTGATCGTTCGGCAAACAGGTCGATGCGGCCTGCCATCTCCAGCCGAACGCCGGCCGTCGAGCGGTTGAACGCGGTGAGACGCGCCTGAGCTGCCGCTTCGGCGGCTGACTTGTTCGGGTAGATGTGCCGGTCGGTGTGCACCGGCGGCAGGCCGTCCGGGGATTCATCATTGTCGAGAGTGACCACGGCGAGCTTGCCGGTCTTCTTGTCCTGATGCTTGGTCGACACGGCTTTGTGGGTGTTGCGGTCACCGAGTCTGAACTGGAAGCGGCTAACGTCTGGGCGGCGGATTGTCACCACGCCGAGCGCCTTGCCCGACGCGCTCTCTCCGCCCTGACGCGGCATCACCAGCAGCTTGCCGTCGGCCACCTTGGCTGTGCAGTCGTATTGCTTGGCCAGGCGCGTGATGAAATTGAAGTCCGACTCGTTGAGTTGATCCGCACGCGGCACCTTAGTCTGAATTGGGCAGACCGCCTGCCAGCCATTGCGAGCGGCGACGTCGGCTACGATCCGCGACAACAGCACGTTTTCCCAGCTGCCGCTGCGAGTGGTCTTGCCACTGCCGCGCATGTCGCTGGCCTTGCCAGTGATCACCAACGTGTCCGGCGGACCAGATAGTTCGATCTCGTCAACGACGTAACGGCCGATGCGGGTCAGTTTGGTTTCTGCGTAGCCCAGGTAAATCTCGATACTGGCTCCGCGTGGAGGCAGCACCACCGCGCCGTCACGGTCGTCGATGCGCAGTTCGAACTCGTCGGACTCCATACCGGGTTTATCTGTGGTTTTCAGCTGCAGGAGGCGGTCATTGATTCGCTGGGTGATGTCGGCGCCGTCGGCGACCACGCGAAAGGCGGGAGTCATTTATTTTTTCCATAAAAAAACCCGCGCAAGGCGGGCTTTGAAGGGGATGAAGCTAAAGGAGCAGCGGGCGTTACGCGGTGACTGTAGTTCATCAATCCCACAGCGCTATCCCCTCCTCCGTTGGTTGGAGCAAATCTGGGAAGAGGATCACGATTCCAGCGCGATAAGGTTGCGGCTCCTCGGCCAATCCTTGATTGGTATCGAGAACGGCCTCGACCGTTCCGCTGAGATGCCCATAGGCGTGGTAACACAAGGTATCGAGCAGATCCCCGTCAGACGTTCTGCAAGTCATCGCCATAACGCACGAACTCCAGTGTAAACGCCTGCTTGCGCGGGATACCGCCCTGCAGCAGCGCGTTCTGTTCTTCATCGACGCTCTTCAAGCACCAGGTGCCGAGCACGTCGCCATAGCCGGTGGTCAGCGTCAGCGGCAGCTGCTGAGCGCCGAGGCTGCGCAGGGTGTCCAGTTGTTTGATGCCGCCCTTGAACCCCGGAAAGATCGCGCCCTTAAGGGTGATTTTTTCTTCACCGATGCCCACCGCCTGTTGCGCCGGTCGCCGGGTCAGGCGTTCCTGCGAAGCCCAGCGGTACTCGGTCGAGCGCCGCAGCTCGTCGAAGGCGGCGGTATCCAGGTTGAAGTAATACGGCACCGCCTTGGGATCCAGCGGCTGCACGATCAGCAGGTGCGGGAACGGCTTCACCGCTTCCGGTACCGGCGTCGCGTCCCCGGCCATCGATCCGGTCGGCAGGATGTTCCCCAGCGACGGGCTGACCTTGCCGGCGATCTTGTTGATCGCGGTCGACGCCCGGGCAGCCTGTTCCTTCAGTTGGCCCATGCGCTCATCGATCTGGGACACGGCTCGCGTGGCTTTGTTGTAGGTGGCCACCACCTGCCCAACCTTGGCCTGGGCGGCATTCACCCCGCGCATCACGCGCTGCAGCTTTTCCCCAATTGCCGGACCGACAAATGGAATGCCTTCCAGCTCCGAGGCCGCACCGCTGATCTCGCTAATCGCACCGTTGATCGGCCCCATCATGCCATCGAGGCTGCGCCGGCCGGTCTCCCCTGCTGCTGCCAGTTGCTTGAGCCCTGACTGCAGTTGCTCCATGTAGGCCATCAGTCCTCCTTACACATCCGGTTGGTCGTACAGTTGGCGGTTCTGCAGCTGCTGTGTGGCCTGCTGCATTTGCTGCGCGATGAAGGGCTGCAGCTCCCGCGCCATCTGCGCCGGATCCTTGGCATCGCCCTGCACGGTGATGTGTAGCGGTGCCGAGATCTCGACCCGTTGTTCCATCTTCGGCGCCTCAGATCTGGCGACAGGCGTTGGTGCGGCCAGCAGTGCCGGCGGAACCGGGGCACTGGCGGGCGCCGCCAACGACCGGGCTACATCGCCCATCGCTGCAGGAGCCAATGGACCAGAGGCTGGCTTGGGCTCGAAAGACTTGGCAATGTCGCCCATCACCGGCGGCAGGTTTTTTCCAGCGTTGGCCATCATCAAGGGGCCTGCGTCCGGAACGCGCTTGAGCGACTCGTCGGTGCCGAACAATTTTTTGCCCAAAAACCCGCCGGCCGCATCGCCTCCCATATAACCGATATACCCTCCAATCGCTCCACCGACGATGTTGCCAATGATCGGTACCGCCGTGCCGATAGCAGCCCCGGCAGCCGCACCGGCCAAAGTGCCCGCTAGACTGCCGGCCGCTTGCCCGTAGCCTTCAGCCTTTTCGTCCTGAGTCTCGGCATTCTGGTAGGTGTCGTAGGCCTTGAAACCGGCGTCGATGGCCGCGAAGATCACCGGACCTTTCATGCCTTCGGTGATTTGGCCACCCCGCCCACCACCTCTACTGCCGCCACCCTTACCACCTTTGCTCTTCTTGCCCTCCCCGCCGTTCATATCGCCGACATCCAGCCCACCCCCAGCCCCTGGCAGGTTGGTGACGATCACCTTTTGCGGAATATTCGGGTTGCCCATCAAGGTGCCACGCCCAAGGTTCATCAGGCCCTTTCCGACCTTGAACGCGCTGACGGCGCCCTTCAACGCCACCAGTCCAGCGACGGCCGTACCAATGCCCAGCGTGACCCGTGGAAACTCATCGGCAAAAACCGACAGCTTGCGGCTGACGTTGTTGATGCCGTCGGCCACGGCGTCGGTGACCGGTCGGATCGCATCGCCGATACTGCGCATGGCGTCGTCCATGGACTGGGCCATCTCGGACCACTTCTGCGCAGACGTCTGCCGGCGTTCAGCCAAGTTCTTGTCGAGGATCCCGGTGGCTCCGGCCGAGTCCTTTTTCAGCTGGTTGTACAGATCCTTGTTCTGCATGTACGCGGTCAAGGCTGCTTTCACCTGCATGTCAGCGAACAGGTCACCGGTGCGCAAAGCCTCCTCCAGCGACTTCATCATGGCCTTGGCTTTCTCGGGATCGGCCTCTTTGCTGATCGCCGCCGTGGCCTTGGCCATCTCGGCGGCTCGCTTCGGATCGGTGGCTTGGATGTATTTCTGGGCCAGGGCGAAACTGGACTCCAATGTCGACATGCCGTTTTGCAAGCCCGTCTGCATCGACCCCTTGTAGTCGATACCGGCCTTTTTGTAGGCCTCGACCGTCTCGCCGGACCCGATTTTTTCCATCCAGTTTTTGAGGTTGTTCGCGGCTTCGTCCGAACCGCCGGCGGTCTTCATCTGCACCTGAAGCATCGCGCCGAGCTGCGTTACCGAGTCCATGCCGGTGATGCCCAACTTGCCCATGCCGGCCAGCAGCTCAGGGAACCACTTGGCCATGTCGACCGCTTCGAAGCTACCTGCCTGGCCCTGATAGGCGATGGCTTCCAACGCCTTTTCCATTACCTTGGGATCAGTGATCTTGGCGTTCTGTCCCAGGGCGTTGATCATCTTGGCCGTTTCGGTGCCTTCCGATCCTTGGCCGATGGCAAACTTTGCCGCCGTCGGGGCATAAGCCAGCGCCTTGTCCAGTTCCATGCCGGCACCAACCAGGGCGTTGACCACCTCGGCCACCTGATTGCGTGCCATGCCGGTATCGCGCGACGTGTCGATCACCGTCTTGGACAACTGCGCTTCTTCCGGTGAGTTGGCAATGTTGGCCTTGATCGCGATGTCACGAATGATCGCGCCGTAATCGGCACTGACCTTGGTCGGAATGGCTGCGGCGGCGGTCAGCGCACCGGCCTGACCGAGGGTGCTTTTCAGACCAGACCGACCTTCCTCGATCTGTCGATGCCCGAGTGCTTTGAGTTCGGCACCGGCGGCCACGCGGCCCATGGTGGCGTAAGCTTTGCTCAATCGCCCCACCTCGACGCCCTGTTTCTTCAGCAGTTCGAGGTTCTTTTCGTATTTGCTCAGCAGCTTGTCTGCACCTGCGGCACCGGTCATGTGCGCCTTGCGCCATTCATCACGCAAACGCATGGTGTCGCCGATGGTGTTCTGCAGGACTCGGGCTTTATTGCCCACCGAGTCCAGATGTTTGACCTTGCTTTCGACGTCCTTGAACGCTTTGCCTACCGTCGGATCGACGGCGCCGCCAATGACAAAGCCGAGCGCGAGGTTCTTCGCCATGAGCATGCCTTATACGTCGGAAAGAGTTGAGCGGTGGCTCAGTCGGAGAGCCACCACACCAGTTCGTTGAAGGGCATGGCCGTAATTTCAGCCGCCGAGAACCCGGTCTCTTTGGCCATACGTTTGGCCAGCAGCTTCAACGTCGAGCCGTCGCATTTACTCGTCCGTGACCAGGCGAAAATAGCCCGCCTGCAGGCGCAGGTAGTCGACCATTTTCAGTCCCATCAGATCTGCTTCGGGGGTCTGGGTCAGCGAAGCGAACAGCGACATTTCACGTTGCTCCGCGTCACCGTTGGACGACGCTTGTGCCGCCCGAACATCCCGCACGCAGGGCGCGCGCATCATCAGCGTGTCGACGGTCACACCGGACAATTCAGTCGGGTATTTGAGGGTGATGCGAAAACCGTCGTCGGACAGTTGCAGCCATTTAGGCAGGGGCGATTCAGTAGTCGATTGCATGTCTTGCTTCATGTTTTTTTCCTTAAAGGCCTAGGGCGGAACGTTCGTCTGCGAGCTGGTCGACGCCGTCGATAACCAGCACCATGCCGACCATGTCGATCTCGTAAATCAATCGACCGCCGACTTCGAGCTTGTAGTAGGTCAATGCCATTGAGTGTTTGGTCTCGGCTTTTTCACCGGCCTTCCAGTCGCCCATGTCGACCTCTTTCAGACCGCCACGCATGGTGACGATCACCGGGGTGACCTTGCCCTGGAGGCCCTTGAACGTGCCGCGAAATACGGCATTGCAGGCGGTTCGGTCGGACAGTCCGAACCACTTCAACGCCTCACGACGCACGCCATTGGTGGTGAATCCGGACTCGAGTTTTTCGACACCGACCGGGATCTCGATCTCACCGGCCATGCCACCGCCACGATAGGTTTCGGTTTTCAGCACGACCTTGGGCAAGGTAACGCTCGGCACATCGCCGGCAAAACTTACGCCGTCGATAAACGCCGCGCAGTTGGACAAAACTTCAGGCTTCATCGGGTGGCCTCCTTAGGCGGCTTCAAGCACTTCGGTCATCCATTGGTTGGTGACTTCGAAGAGGAAATTTGGGTTCTCGGCCGGCGGTACGTCGGTAAAGCGAATTCGCCAGTACACCTTGCCCTGCTCGATCTGACTGGCCGTGTTCAGCTCTTCATCGGCGAACACTTCGAAGTTGATCACCGCGCCCTGATTTTTCAGGTCGCGCATGAACGCTTCCAGGCCGTCGGTAACGTCCTTGACGTAGGTCTTGGTGATTGAGCGGTCGACCGCCCACTTGTGGCCGGCCTGCACCGCGTCCATGAGGATGAACAGCGTGCGCACGCGGGTGACGAACGCCCATTTCGGATCGCTCGACAGGGTGCGGTTGCCCCACAGCCGGTAGCCGTCGTCGCGAATGATCGTGGTGATGTTCGCGTTGTTGAGCAGGTTAGCTCGGCAGGTTTCGTCGCCGTCCAGGTACTCGACCGCGCGAGTGGTACCGGTGATGCCAGTGAACTCCTTGTTCGAAGGCGAGGCCCAGAAGCCGTAGGTGGCATCCGTCCAGGCGAACAGACCGGCAGTCCACGCCGATCCCGGCGCATCAACGGTCTTGCTGGCATCGGTGTCCCAGAACTGCACGCCAGGGTCGACCATGAACAGGTTGCGGCTGCCGAAGTTGTCGGCGTAGGCCATGGCGGCCTCATCGGTGGTGCACGGCCCATCGATGATGGCGATGGCCCGCAGCTTTTGCGCGAGGGCATCCATCGCCGTGGCTATCGCTTGAGTAGCCGAGTGACCTGGTGCGATCAGCAGTCGCGGCTGTGCGTTAAACAGGCTCTTGCCATCGAGCAGCGCCTGCAGCCCGGTACGCTGACCTGAGACCAGAACGCCACCGATGATCGCCGAGGTCTGCAGCGCCGGGTCGTCCATCTTCGGCACACCGATGGCGACGATCACCGCCTTGGCCTTGGTGTAGATCGCCTGGCAGGCTTTCGTGATCGCAGCCCCCGCGCCGAAGGCGGCAATGGCTTCACGCTCGGTGGTGATCAGTTTGAGTTCACCGGCTTTAGCTGTACCGCCGCCGACTAGGCCGGGAGTGAAGGTGTCGCACAGGCCGATGATCGACGAGGACGGCAACGAGATGGTGCGTGCGCCAGTATCGACTGAAGTAGTCGTGACGCCGTGAAAGAAACTCATAGAGGTCAATCTCCAGAAACGAAAAAGCCCCGCATCGCGAGGCTCTGAGAGTTTTTAAGGGTGGAAAAGAAAACGCCCCGTCATTGCGGGGCGTCTATGGTGTTTGGTCGGCAATCCACAGGGGGCGCACAGGTCGGGCAGCGGCATCGGGGAAACCCTCCGTCACCGGCCAGTCTCGCAGCTGCTGCAGGTACGTCATCAGCTCCTTGTATTGCTCACTGTCCAACGTGGTCTTGCTGACGAACTCCAACTCATCCCGGTGACGCTCACGCAGCCACTTGATGCTTTCAATTTCAGCATCACGCCACGCCCGTTCACGGGCCAGCTCAGTGCCAGGGTCGGCCACCGCCTCCACCAGTTCGGGCTGGCCATTTTTATCCAGCTGGATGACCTTCCCGGCATATTCCCCTGCCAATAACTGCGCGTGCAGCGCCGGGGAAATCTCCACCGCATCTGCCGGAATACTTTTGGCAGAGTGCGTAGCCGTGTTGAAGAAACTGCGACTTAGCGCGTGGTAAAAAACGGACATTACCGCCCCCTCAGTATCCGATGGCCCACCAGGAGATTCGTCCCGGCGATGCCGTGTAGTTGTTCTGCAGCCTCAGCACCGACTTGGACATGATGACCGCACCAGGTGCAAAGGCCGACGTGGTGCTCATGGTCGAATAATCCATGTTCGCAAAAGCGCGCAACGCCGCCGTGGGAAAGACCATCGGAAACGATACGTCACGTACAGGCCCTATAGCGCCCACCGTGGCGGACGCCTGTGGGATATCGGTCAGTACGCCCCATTGCAGAATGAAGCCGCCCAGCCACGTCGGTAGCGCGACATAACCATTATCGCCGATCATCATCGAAACGCCGGCGCGCAGTTTTTTGGGGCTCACGGCCGTGCTGTCGTCCGTCCCCGTGTTGACTGCCAATTGGCTTGCGATGCGCACGAGCCCCAATATGCTTTCAGTGGCCTGTACCACCTTGGCGTTGATCGCCTGGAACACCCGCAACGCGCTCATGGGCTTGTTGGTGTCCGCACCGGTTTCCGCTTCGACCTGACTCGCGAAGGACACACCGTAGCCGGCCAGCGAGGTCGGCGTGGCGACTAGCGTTGACCAGTTCAGGGCCGAGAGGCCGCCACCGTTGCCATACAGCACGCCCTCGACATAGACCCCGGTCGACGTGACGCGCACTCCGTTACCCGTACCGGAGGCCCACGGTGTCTGGCCCAATCCCATGTAGATGCAGTTGAGCGCGTTGTTATTACCCCATGCACCCAGCCCGCCCAGAACAGGGCAAGCACCGGCATTGCTTCGCGCGTGAACGCCCCCCTCCCAAGACGGCACGGCGACGGCGATGACATCAAGACTGCTGCCGTTAAGCATGCGGATATTGCCGGCAACGTCACCGCCCGAAGTGGTCAACGCGTCGGTGATGCCATAACCGGCCAGCGTGGTGGGACTGGAGCCGCTTTGCACAATGCCGCGCGCGTTGATCGTGACCTTGGTATAGGTGCCGGCCTCCTTGTTTAACGGCAGCACCTCCAGAATTGCCGCGTCGACGAAGGCCCGGGTAGCCAGCACCACGGCCGGATCAATCTTGAGCTGAATATTGCCCGTGTTGCTGACAATAAAATTCATCCGCACGATCTGCGTCCGGCCCGAGCCTTGCGACAGCAGGGGCTTGAAGCTCGGCGCGCAGTTGGCCACCGCGACCAGGTCGCCATCGGCGTCGTACAGGCCGATCTCGCGAATCCACCGCCCGCCCTCGTCCGCCGGGATGACCTGCTCGGCAATCAGCACTGCCGGGTTGACCGGGTCGAGTAAAAGTCGATTGAGCGGCTTGCGCCGCCACTCGTTGATCAGCCTGGTCTGGCCCTCCGAGGGAATGACTGGGTCGACGTTGTTGGCATCACCCACGCCCATTTCGGTGATTTTCCAGGGTATGCCGAGCGCGTCGGCATTCGCCTGTTTGGCCATCCCCACCTTTGTGAGAATGGCGAAAAACTGCGTATTCGCATCAGTCATGGATAGATGTCCAGAGTGTCTATGGTGTGTTCGCGCCCAACCACGCCGAAGCTGCCCGTGACTTCGATGTCACGCATCACTGGTGGGTACACGTCGATCTCGTCGCCTTCGTAGAGGGACGCTGCAATGTTCAGATGACCTTGAGTTTCAAGGCTGATAGCCAGCCCGGTGAGCTGCCGACTGACCGGCTTGGCGTCATCGATCAAGCGTTCCAGCTCGAGGTACATTTCCTCGGTGATGCCTGTGTCGAGGACACCAACCTTTAGCGCGAAGGTGCCCGGCACGCCCTCCGGCTTGGTCTGCCACCATTCCAGCACCTCAATCAGGTAGCCAAGCGGTTCGACCACCCGGCGCAGCGCGCCGATGGTGCCCTTGTGCTTGTGGATATAGAACGATGCCTTGATCGCGGCGCGCTTGACCGGCTCCGGCCACGCCGGATCCCAGCGGTCGACGGACCAGGCCCAAGCCAGGTGTGGCAGCAAATGCACGGGACAGGTGTCGGGGTTGTACAGCGTGCGTAACGGAATCAACGTGGTCTCAGCGAAGGTCGCTTCGATACCCCGTTCCAATGGAGTGCTGTTGAGCGGCAAGAGACTGCGCATTTAACCTCCCAGTACGACGGTGTAACCCGTGCAGTAAGCGGCCTGTGCCTTGGTGGGTTTCAAATCCTGCCAATCCTTGAGCTCGACCCGCCCGACGCCGGCGACATGCAGCTGCGCATCGACACCGGACCGAGCCACCTCGACGCCCAGGCGGCGCCGAGGATTGATCCAGGCCTCCAACCGACGGATCGCCTCCGTGAGCGCGGCGTCGTTCTCCGGGCCGCTGCCCTTCATGTGCAGAACGGCATCCACGCGATAACGCAGGATCTCGGTGCCGCGCACGGTGACGCGGTCACCGACAGGGCGCACGTCATCGTCATTCACGGCCGCCGCGACCAAGGCCAGCAACTCCGGCCCGGCCGTCCCGTCGCCTTCCAGTCCCAGCACCGTGACGTCGACGCAGGCCGGCGCCGGACTTTCGGCCGTCGCATCGGCCACCAGCGCCGAGGCGTTCCGAGCATGGAGGATGTAGCTGTTGCGCGGCCCGGCTGTGGTCAGTCCTTCGTAGGCCAGCTGCACCCGTTCACGCAGCGCATCGTGGGACTCCATCACCGCCTCCACCGGCGGCACGGCCAACGGGTCCGCCGCCTGGATAACCAAGCGTTTGAGGTTGACGTTGGCGGCCAGGTGATCCAGATCAGTGCCGGTGGCATAGGCCAACAACTGGGCCTTCGCCGCGTCGTTGACTCTCGCCCGATTGCCGAGCTTGATGTAGCTGCCGACCTCCAGCAGCTTGGTCACCGGATCGCTCTCCAGCGAGGCCGTCCAGTTCTGCCCCATGTGCCCACGAAACACGCCGAGCGCTTCGCTGTACGTATCTTCGAAATCCAGCGGCTCCAGCACGTCCGGCGCCGGCAGCTCCGACAGATCTACCAGGGTACTCATACCCACACCTCCAACGTGCCGCGTTCACCGAGGTACTCGCCGCTGATCTTGAAATTGATTTGACCGCCCAGGACGGAGACCACCACGACGCGCTCAAGCTTGAGCCGTGGCTCCCATTGGTTGAGCGCCCGCACAGCCTCAGCCTGCGCCGCGCTTTTCCAGCCTTCGTTGATGGGCAGGTCGACCATGCGCCGTAGCTTGCTGCCGTACTCCGGCCGTTCGCGACGGCTCAGCAGCGGTGTGCCGAGGATGTCCCCAACCGACTGACGTAAATGCTCGATACCGGAGATGGGCTGCCCGGTGTGGCGATCCATTCCGATCATCGGGTTTACTCCTTGAGCTGCTCGTATTCAGGGTGGGCCTTGAGACACTTCAGCGCGATGTCATCGCCCGCCTCGACCGAGACCAGGCTCTTGATCACGGGAAGCATGCGACCGTCCGGAAGGATCACCGTGCGTGAGCTGTAGAGGGTGTCGCGGAACTTGATAAACTGGTCAGAGGTTTGTCCGGGGAATCCCTGAGCAACAGGGACAAGCCCTGATACTGGCTGGGCATCCACAATCGCCTCGACTTCAGGTTTGGCCTTAGTCATAAATATCTCCAGGCATGAAAAAGCCCGCGCACGGCGGGCTGGGTGGATGGGGTGATCAATGTTTGTGGTTGGCAGTGTTGCCGGTAGTGTCCAGGATTGCGCCGTCGCTGGTGATGTTCTGCGTGGCGTGCAGTGGCCCGTCGATATTGACCGGTCCCTTGATGTTCACTTTCCCTTCGAGTTCGATCGTTCCCGACTTCACGGTGACAGCGTTGTCGGTTACCTCGGCCTGGGTCGCCCCGACCTTGATGGTGACCGTGCCGGTCGGCAGGGTGATGCTGTAAATGCTGTCCTGCCAGTCGTAGACCAGACGCCCGCCATCCTCGAAATGCCAGACTTCGACGTGGTCGCGGTTGTCCGGTGGCGGGCCACCGTTACCATACAGGCCAGGAATGAATGTGCCCTGTGCCACGTCACCGCTAGCACTGATCAGGGTGCCCTGCTCGTTCAGGCTCGGCGCTCGCCAGTGACGCGCCTTGCCTGCAGCGACGCTGTGCCAGCGCACCCAGCCGCTGACCCATTCACCGTCCGACACGCGGCAGGCCGGTGGTGATGAGGTAAGGTCGACTGCGACCACATAGCAGTCCTTGACCAATCCGGCGAGCATGCGGTCATGCTGCGCCGCGACGTAACTGGCACTCATGGCACGTCCTCCGGACGGAACGGACCATCGCCCGGTTCGATGTTCAGCATCAGGGTGCCCGGTGGCTGATCCGGCCATGGCCATTCGGCGTCACCGAGGTAAATCTGCTGTGTCCACTCCACCACCCAGACGGTGTAGCCGTCCAACTCGGGCTTAGTCCAGTCCGGTATGGCCTGCACGAACTCGGCCGGTTCGACCCGCACACCCCAGCTCTGCATGCGCAGCAGTGCGGCAAGGTGGCCGGCCAGAAACACCGCCTGCTGATGGTGATCCGGCTGGATAGGATCAGTGATGACCCGCGCCTCGAACTTATAGGCCAAACCAGTTTCGCCCGTTCCCGGGTCAAGTCCCGGCTCCATCTCGGCCAGCTCAATCAGCACCGCCGGCAACGGTAGGCGATCCAGGTCATTCGGCCACATGGTCACGGCCTGCAGACTCGGGAAGTGATCCTGAATGCGCCGCTCAATGGCGTGATACAACTGCTCAAGACTGAACGGCTCGTCGACTTGATCCGTCACGTCATTTCCCCCTCAGATGCTTCTGCAACTCAAAGTTGAGTTCCTGCTGCAGGACGTGCAGCAACTGTTCGTCGGCCTTGCGGATCCAGCTCTCGAAATGTGGCCGTGCCTGCTCCAGCGACACCTTGGCTTTCGCCAGTGGAAAGCGGCTGCCGTGTTCGGCGATCCAACCCGAACTGGCCCCGCCTGCCCCGCTGACATCGCTGTCGGGGTAGTCACTGGCGTCGAAATGCTTGCTGGCTGTGCGGATCCAGACATCCGCACTGTTGCCGTAGACCTTCTTGAAGAACGCCCCCTGAAAGCGCCGACCGGCCACCGACACACCGGACCGACTCTGCCGAGGACGACCGATGCGGCTGGCCTCCATGGCGTTGAGGCCGAACCAAAGCTTGCCGCTGTTCGCGCCACCGCTGACCGGGTAAGCTCGCAGCCGCTGCCGCACAGCAGCCACCGCAATGCGCTCCTGTCGGCCAACGGCGCGGGCAATTTGCGTAGCGAGCCATCGCAGGGTTTTGTTGATGGCTCGCCGCTGTGCAGCAGCAGCGGCCTTGGGCACCAGGGCGGCGAAATCCTGAAAGGCTTTCAGGTCTGCCGCCGAAGTCTGCAAGGAGATCATCCCACCGCCGGTCGAGGGTTTGAAGTAGCTGCCCACGCTCATGGCCGTTTCCTCAGGATCAAGGCGACAAGTCCGTCACCGCCCGGTTCCAGCTGCAGCAGGTCGTAGTCGCCGCCACCGTCCAGCTCCGGCAGATCCACGCTGACCAGCAATCCCCTTTTCAGTCCGTGCGAATCACGGACGCGGATCTCGAACTTCGGCTCACGCAACGCCGTTTTGAGGCTGCCCATCTTGGGTTGCATCCACGGCGCGGCGAACATGCCCAGCACCGGTTCGTCGCAGCCCTCGATCCGGGCCTTGTCGCCGAGCGTTTCGAACACCGTGTCATCGATGTCCTCCAGCAACTCGCGAAAAGACATGATCAGAGCTCCAGAAGAACCTGTGCACGAGGACGAGTGCACAGGTGCAGCGGGTTGGACTGGGCCTCACCGGCCACGCCCTTGTTGAATGGCAGAGGTTCGAGCTTGCTGTAATAAGGCAAACCTTCGGTGTTGACCGTTTCCATGTAGTCGGCCGGTGCGAAGGTGGAGATGTAAAGATCAGGCACGCCTTCCGGCACCAGCAGCGCCTTGTCATCGTGGACGAACGAAACGCCCGCAACTTTGCCGCGATAGCGCTCCCAGACAATCCCGCCGAATTCAAAGCTTTCTCGCGCATCACCACGTAATGCGGCAGCCTGCAGAGTATTCAGATAGGTGTCTGTGACCGATTTGTGGGAGATCAGTTTGCTCCAGAAGTTTTTGCCGCAGAATGCGCGCGAGCCGGAGCTAGTCACGCTGCCCAGGGCATCTTCCTGCATGTCCAACGCTTCGCCGGCACGCTCGCGCACATTCGTATCGAGATTGTTCAGGCCCATCGACATTTTCTGGCGGTTGACGCCAAAGGATTTGTAGATGTCCAACAGCACCGTCTTACCATCGGCATCCAACACCTGGCCGTTCAATGCGCCCATGCGCTGAAATTCGTGGGTGGCGTCCAACTGCCGCCGCGCCTTTGCCAGACGCTTGTTGACCACATCCTGTACAGACTGAAGCTCAGTGCGCGTTCCGAACGCGCGGATACCTTGAATCTCGTCGGCCTTGATGGTGAAGCGTTCCGGCAGGTGCACAGTATTGAAGGGGATCAGCGTCCGCTTGCTTGCGCCGACCACCAGACCAGAGGTGCCGCGCTCCCCTGCTGGGACCAGTGCCAGGGTGTCACCGTCTTTCTCGATCTGCACGGTCAGGGTGGTGGTGCCTTCCTCGCGGAACAGGCCAAGGCTGCTGATGCGGCCCGGCAGGTATTCCTGCTCGTTGATCGCAGCGGTCAGCGAGGGGACGCTGAAAGCATCGTCTTCAAAAATGGCGATATCGGCCATGAGTATTCTCCAGAAACGAAAAATCCCGCACTCAGCGGGATGTATATAAGTGAGGGATCGACTTAACGGACGATCACGAAATGAGTGGCGAGGGCCTTCTCGGCGGCCAGATCCAGGCCGGTCAGATGGGCTTCGCTGACCTCGGCCAGCCGCACCACCGCGCGACCGCGCCGCACGACATCGGACTCACCGAGCGGGCCGTAGAGAATGGCAACAGCGTTTTCCGTGCCGTCTTCTGCAGTCGGGCTGTACGGGGCGAATTCGCTGCTCGCAGTTACCAGTCCGAGGATCTGTCCGGGCTCCAGCGCCGGGCCTGCCGCGACGTTGATCGCTTCGCGGGAGATGTTGCCGGCGCCCTCGGACAGCAGGAATTCGCCTGCGTGCATCGGTTCCAGTTTGGAGGTCATGGTCTTGCTCCTTTCGAGGTTGGGGACTGTGCGGCCTGACGGGCCGCCCAGATCGAGGACGGATCGGGTTGTTTGGCTTGAATTTTGAGCGGCGGGTCTTCGTTCTGCGGCAAGCTGTTGTCGATCTCGAAGCCCCCGCCTTTGCCCACGACTTTGTCGAAGAGCCGCGCACGCACGGCGCTGGCATCCAGTCCGGCCTGCACAAACTCCACCGCGAACTCTGGCAACCGGGCGGCCACGCACAGATCGCGGATCGATTTGGCCTGAGTGATGGCGGCCTTCACCGTCGCCTCATCGACCAACTTGGTGGTGGCCAGCAGTGGCTCGATGAGGTTGCTCATTCCGCCCTGGTTACAAGACTTGCTGATCAGCAGAGCCAGCGCCGCTGCATCCGCACCTGGCTCCGTTGGTTCAGGATCGTCGATCACAGGTTCGGTCGGCTTCGCGGGTTCGTTGAGCAGATCCAGCAACGCCTGGGGAGTGTGCTGGTACTTCTGCATCACCGTGCCCTGCCCCAGGCACGCTTTGATCTGTACACCGTCGCCGACCTCGTCGGCCAACCCGAGGGCCACCGCTTCGCGGGCCGTCAGCCAGGTCTCTGCATTGACCAGACGCCGCAGCTCGACTTCGTCGATGTTCGGAGCCTTGGCCTTGTAGGCCGTGATGATGAGTTCCAGCGCTTGATCCAGCGCGGTCGCGACCTTGCGCATGTCCTCGGCATCACCCGAGGCATACGTCCAGGGATTGTGGATCATCAGTGCGGCGTTTTCCGCGATTACCACGCGATGAGCGCCGCAAACTGCAACGCTCGCGGCACTGGCAGCCAAGGCATCGACGCGGCCGGTGCAGCGTTCGCCCAAACGCTTTAGGGCGTTATTAATGGCAAGACCGTCGAACAGGTCGCCGCCGATGCTGTTGAACGCCACAACAATCGGTGATGTACCGTCATCCAGCTCGGCGAGATCGCGCACAAACTGATTGGCGGTGATGCCCCAAGTGCCGATCTCACCGTAGACGTACACCTCGATAGTGCTTTGTTCTGCTTCACCGCTGGCCCGGAGGCTGTACCAGTGTTTGTCTTGCATGGGCGGTTGCCCGTCCAGTTTGTTGAAGATCCGTAGTGGGAACGGCGGTTTCATGGTTTCTCCTGGTCGTCAGGGTGAGTATCGACCTCGACGAGCGTTCGGTAATTGAGGCCCAGCTTGCGGGCACGTTGGGCGTCGGCCGCGTTCTCCGCATCGACGGCTTCGGCGTCGTAGCCAGTGCGCAGGCACATCTCACTGCGCGAGGCGAATCCGGCATTGACCTCCAGCATTCGCGCTTGCACGTCCTGTACTGGTTGGATGTAGGCCCAGCCTTGCGGCACCCAGCGAGTGCGCAGAAATTCGCGGCGGCGACTGGCGTAGTCCGGTAGGTCAATCACCCCAGCCAGCACGGCCATGTCCAGCCACGCGGCGCGTACCGGCCGGCAGAGCTGGTGGATGTAGACGTTGAATTGCAGCTGTTCGAGGCGGCGTCGGAACTCGTTCAGCACCACTCGCAGCGCCCGGTCGTTGATGCCTTTCATGTCACCGGTGAGGATCTCGTAAGGCGTGTCGGTGCCGGCTGCTGCGGCCATCAGTTGCTGACGCATGAAGTCCGGGTAGTTGTTGCCGGCGTCCGGTGGATTGGAGAACTCGACCTCCTCACCGGCTCCCAGCTCCTGCATGGTGCCAGGCTCCAGCGCGACCATCGGCGTGAAGCCGTCGCGGTCGGCGGTGATCAACTGGCCGGTGACCGGGTCGCGAGGAACCTGCCCCATGTCCGGCGATGGGCGCTTGATGAAGCCGGCAAACAGGTTGGAGACCTCCTGCCGGAACAGCACCGCGTCGTCGTAGTTGTCCAGGCTGCGCAGCCGCTTGAGAACCGGCGACATGCGCGGCACACCGCGCAACTGACCCGGTTCCAACGGTTCGAAGATGTGCAGCACCTGGCTGGACGGTACACGCACCAGCTGGTTGTAGCCGCTGTTGAGCGACGACGCGTCTCGCGGGTGCGAGCGATACATCCAGTAGGCTACGCGCTTGCCGGCCGGGTTGAACTCGATCCCGGCGCGGATGATGTTGCCGTCGCGGGTGGTTTCGAATTTGTCGTGCGGAACAAATTCCGGTGCCAGGGTCTGCAGTTGCAGTGGCACGACCAGGCCTTCGTCGAGACCGCGCGGACGCAACCGGACAAAGCACTCACCCGCCGTTTCGACCGTGCGAGCCACCAGCGCCTGCTGCCCATAGAAGTCACAAAGGCCGTCCGCATCCGACTCGTCGGCCCAGTCGTCCCATAGTTCTTGCAGCAGCGTGCGCAGTTCTTCGTCCTTGACCTTCGGGCGCGGTGTGATGCCGGTGCCGATCAGGTTGCTGACGCGCTTGTTGATCGCGTTGGCCGCATACGGGTCATTGCGTACCGCTGCCCGCGACCGGGCTCGCAGGTTGCGTAGTGCCGGGGTGTTGATGCTGTTGATGCCGTTATCGGAAGCATCCCAACTGGCCGAACGACGGCCCTCTCCGGCGCCTTCGTAGCTGGCCTTGATGTTCGATGGCAGCAAAAATCCGCTACGCGTCAGTGCCGGAAATTGTCGAGACATCAGATCCCCTTGCCTCCGTGACTGATCCGCACGACCCGCGAGCGCGGAGGGGCAGCACTGATAAGCGAGCTGCGGATTTCTTCACGAGCGCGGAGCAGTTCGTCGACGTCGCGGTATTCCACCGTTCGGTCGCTGTAACGCACGGTCTTTTCACCGCGTGCGATGGCGCGCTCGATGACATCGAGATGTTTTTGAGTAAAGGACATATCAGCGTCTCTTCAGATAACCGCTGGTGGAACTGCGGCGTTGAGGGGGTGCGGCTGGGCGTGTCTGCACGACCGGCGCGGCAGGTGGTGGTGGCGCGGCTTGAGCCTGTCGTACAGCAGCAGGCTCAGGCGTTTCCCCGTCGTCGACGCGCGCCCCCTGAACTGGCTTGATGCCGAGGGCATCGTCGAACAGACCAGACTGGGCCAGTGCCTGACGCACCCGGTCCCAGTCGTGTTCCTGGTAGCGGTTGATGCCGAGGTAATGGGCCATGGCCAGGCAGTACACCATCAGGTCGAGCGCTTCGTTACGCTCGGCCTTACCCTTGACCCATTCGATGCGTTTGTGGCCGCGCACGTAGCGCACGACCTTGCGCTCGGCGACGCACTGGGCAAAGAACTCGTCCGGCAGGTCATTGGCAAAGTGCAGCGATCCCGGGCCGTCCGGGAACGGATAGCGGTTGTAGATCCAGTCCTTTGCCGTGTCGGTGCCGACGAACCAGAGCTCGGCGCCGTTGCGTTCGGTCTGGCCTTTCCAGGTCACGTCGACCAGGGATGGGCGCTGTGCGATGACCGGCCTGCCCGGCTTGCTTGCGCCTTTGATGGCGAAAACGTTGCGCCAACGACGTACACGGCAGAACTGATAGACCTCGTCGGTGTGGTGACCGCCGGAGTCGACGCCAACGGCAAGGATGCCCAAGCCGACGCCGCAAGGATGCCGGTAGCGAGCCTTGAGTTTTTCGTCCAGTACGGACCAGGTGCGCTCGTCGGCTGGATCGCCCCAGATGACCTGGTGATCGACCACCCAGCGCTCCATGCCGACGCCGAAGCCCATCACCATCATTTCCAGGCGGTTGGCCTGGACGTCGACGGCACCGGTCAGCATCAGCACACCGGCCGGCATCGCGCCGAGGGTGTAGGTCTCCTGCCGCGCCCGGGCGATCAGCACTTCCGCTTTGGTCTGTTCGAGCGCACTGTCCCAGACCTTGGCCAGACGGGTGTTGTAGAACACCTGCATCAAGCTCGTGTCGCCTTGGGCCTGGGCTTTTTTGGCGTCCTCGAATTCTTCGGCGAGCGAGGCCCAGTCCATCCAGCCGGTCGGCGAGTAGAGGGAGTTGAGATGGAAGCCGACGGTCTTGCCGTCGCCGCTGCCATGGGCACGCCATTCACCTCGAGCAAGCATGTCGCTCTTGTGGTGTTCCTCGATCAGCACATCGCATTCAGGGCCTGCGCACTGGTAATGCACGGTGCTGTAGTCCTTGCTGTAGAGCAGGCGTTCCCATTCCAGCACCTGCATATGGCCGCAGGTGGGACATGGCACGTAGTAGTAACGCTGGTCACTGGAATCGAACAGGTCGGCGATTCGCGAGGCGCCCTTGATCGTCGGCGAGCTGGAGAAATAGATCTTGGCATTGCGACCGAAGTTGGTCGCCCGCGTCTCGGCCAGCTTGATGGGATCACCCTCCTGGCCGACATCATTCTCCCAACGGTCAACTTCGTCGCCGTAGATGTAGCGTGCCGACAGCTCCGATAGGTTGGCCGCAGAACCGGCGGTGGTGACGTACAGCGCCCCCCCCTCGAATTCCTTGGTGTCCATCGTGTTGCGCGCATCCCGCGAACGGGTGGCCGCGACACGTTCGCGCAGAACAGGGGTGGCCTTGATAGTCTTGCTGATCCGCCCCGATACGCGCTTGGACAGGCCGAGGCTGGGCAGCAGCGCCAGGATGTTCGACGGCGCCATGTGGATCAGGCCGCCCATCCAGTTCAATGCGATCTGGGTTTTCATCAACTGCGAGGCCACCATGGTGACCACGCGCCTGCAGGGATGAGCCGGCGACAGGCAACGCATTGGCTCGCGGGCGTAAGGTGTCCGTGAGGTGCGGTACTGGCCGGGCTCGGGGGCACCGGTGTCTCGCGGGATCCGCATGTACTCGTCGGCCCATTGATCGATCCAGAGATCTGGGTCGGGGCGCAGTCCACGGAAATATGCCTCACGGTACACCTCTGCACCGTCAGGAAATTCCGTGTGCATGGGTTCAGTCCGTTGTCATGGCGTGTTCAAGGTCGGCTGAAGAGAGGCGCTCGGCTTCTTCCAGCGTTCGACGGAAGGTGGCCGTCAGGTGTTTTTCGATCAGCCAGGGATCGGTCATAGCCGCGAGATCGTGGGACAGTTGCGGCAACGGGCCGAACAACTGGTCGCGCAGCAAACGGCCGGCGTTGTAGGCACCGGTCTCGACCGCTTCCTTGGAGACCAGTGCGCCCTGGGCTTTGCCCAGCTCAATCTCGGCCAGCTTGGCCATGTTGTGTTCGCGCAGGGCGCGGGCTTTCTGGAAGTCGGGCAGCTTGCCGTCGCCGGTGATCACCTGCGGCGGCGCAGCCGTGGAAGTCGGCTCGACGGAAGTGGACAGTTGGCTGTACACGTCGCGCTGAATCCGGTCTTGTTGGTGTCGCTCGGCGACGGCGGCTTTGCTTGGGTCAGCGGTGTCGCGAATCAGCGCTTCGCTGGCCGGCACGTCCACCAGTTTTCCGTCCGGCGACAGCACCAGGCGGTTGTTGTTCTTCAACCAGGTGATGTAGCTCGGCGCCCTGCCGATCCGCGCCGCGAAGGCGCTTTTCGACAGGTAAGTTGGTTCTGTCATAAGCCCTCCTTTCAACGGCTTTTCAATGCAGACCTTTAAATTTCAATGGATTGAATTTCAGTAAGCTGGGGGCGCTCCCGCTAACACTTTCCCGCGGGTTTCCGACCCCGTGTCCTTCAGATACCCCTAGGGTCCCCGGCGGTTTTCGGCGCACCAGATCGGTGCATCACCCCTGCTCGCCCCCGGCCGGCGGGACTTCGCAGACGCCCAGCCGTTTGGCGGCCCAGCGTTCGTACAACCCGATGGCCACATCGGCACCGGCCATTGCCGTCAGGCAACCCAAGGCGCCCGCCGTCCAGATCGACATGCCAGCGGCGATCATCAACATCATCGCCGACACCCCGCAGACAATGCAGGCCCCGGACCGAAGCGCGAGGCGGCGCATCAACGCCCAGCCCCGCGCCCCATCCTTGTCGGCCCGCCACATCTCCCCCGATACGCCGCCGACTAAAGCCAGGACGATCACTAACCAGATCGGCATCTCTGCCAGCGCTTGTTGCTCGTTTGTCATCGCCAACCCCTAAACGCAAAAACCCGGCGCAATGGCCGGGTTTGGTGGTGTGGTGTCTGCCGCTCTCTGCGGTCGCACCTATCGAAGATGACTACTTTTTACAGGTCGATTCCGGTGGCAGCAACCCCGGTTTAATGCCACCCGGCGAATAAGTGGGTAACACCGGGTGAACGCCTAGCGAATGTCGGCGAATATCCCACCCCGGCATTCTGCTGTTTCGGCGGCGCCCCATCTGTCCCACCATTCAGAATCGAAGTGGGACGTCTGAGAGCGCCTAAATCAGGGGCTTTGCCCCACTGTCCTACTTATCTCTCTCCTTTCTCGTGTAAAGGAAGAATCTTAAAGAACACGCGTGCGCGTGAAACGCGCGTATTGCTGCCCGCTACGCTTACACGGGCGGGAGTCACTTTGTAGCGGGACGGTGGGACAGCCCAACAACGACAAGGCCAGCACCTGTCCCACTGCATCAAAATGCAGCGGGACAAGACGGGCCAGCGGGACATCAACAGCCGGACGAACGCCTGGGATCACGCAGCCAACCCCATCATCACGCCGAAGATCTGCAGGTGGGCGTCATGCAGACGCTGGTAGTACGTATCGCGGCCGCAACCGCAGTGCGCGTACCGCAAGCGCATATCAATATCGAGCGTGCAGTAATGTTCCCGCACAACCGTCACCAGCTCGGGCGCTAGATGCTTGGTCACGATCAACTCGATGTCGAGGGAACTCTCCAGCGGCGCACGAAAGGCCCGCCGCCCACGGATCAGTTGCCCATTGCTCTCCATCATCATGGCAACCATGTTCCCCCCAGCAAGCCCCCCTTTCGAATGTTCAGAATGCAGCTCCTGCGCCCACAACCGAAGCAGCGAATCGATCTCCTTAATCAAAGCAAGGCTCCTCAATCGGTTCCCGCTTCAACGCCGAAGCACTGCCCCACCCTGCTGGCTTCTTATAAGCCCACGGCCGCTGACCACTCTTCACCAACGGCGGCAACCGAACACGACGCCATCCCAAGCGATGCATGATCGCTCCGACGCGCATCTGCTCCGGCTTGCCCCAATGCCCGAAGTCCAACTTCAACGCACTAGTCAGCACTTCGCTGCCGGTGGTGGTCTCGCCAATCTGCGACTCTTCCAGCCAGGTCAGAATCGGCCCTTCCCACTCGTCTACCACAAAGCGCTCGTCCTGCTCTTCGCCGAACATCGCCGCTTCATCCAGCGTCACCCACCAGATGTCGCCCGCGTCGTAACAGAACACTGCTTCAGCCCAGAGCTGATCGCGGATCGAACGCAACAGCTCCAAATCCACCTTGGTACACGCCACCGGCCAGTACCGTCGGTTACCGGTCGCGTCCTTCAGGTACTCGTCCTGGTTCGTCGTCCCCACGAACACGCACTGACGCGGCACATCCATCGTGCGACGGCCGTAGCTCTCGCGGTAGGTATCGGTCGACGCCGAGAAAAACTGCTTGGCCTTGGTACTCTCGGCCTTGTTGAAGCTGTCCAGCTCGCCCAGCTCGACGATCCACTTGCCCCGGATCGCCTGAAAGCCATCCTTGTCGCCCAGGGCGAACGGCGTATCCATAAACCATTCGCCGCCGAGGATGCTCATCGCCGTGGACTTACCGGCGCCCTGCGCACCCTCAAGAATCATCACCGAGTCAGCCTTGCAGCCCGGCTTCATCACCCGTGCCACGCCCGACAACATCCAGCGCTTACCGACCTTGCTCGAGTAATCGGTAGCATTCACGCCCATGACATCCGTGAGCCAGCTTTCCAGGCGCGGCACGCGATCCCACTCAAGCTTGCGCAGGTACTGCCGCACCGGATGAAACGCGTGATCATGCGCGACCACGCTCACCGCCTCGATCACATGCGATGCCTTCACCCGCAAGTTGTACTGCTGCGCGAGCCACTTCATTACCCGCACATCATCGATGTCCGCCCAATCGCCCGTGCCGCCGCCATACGGCGCCGCACGCAGCTTCACGATCTTCGAACTGAACGCGCTGTAACTGATCACACCGGCCCAGCGTTCATCATTGGCTAGGATCAGCTCGACGTTCTGCATGTGCGCAATCAACGCACCGCTTTCACTTCGAGCCAGCATGTCCTTCCAGCCACCAGCGGCCGGCGGCTTGACCACGGCCAGCACCTGACGGCGCACAGCCTCCAAACCTTCGGCAACATGCAGGTCGTTGAAGTCGGTCCACTTGATCTCCCGCTCACCGGAAAAGATCGGCGCGACCACCTGGCCACCGACGATCAGCGCCGCGTTGCTAGCCTTCTCCTCACCAGGGTTCCAGGCATCGCCGTTCGGCTTCGTGGTCTTCCAGTCATCGTCCCGACAGATGATCAACGGGCAGCCGGCGAACCGCTCGCGCATCGCCTTGCAAACCACCAGCAGGTTACCGGCGTCAAACGCGATGGACACGGTCAGCGACGTCGCCATATGCAGGCTAGCGCCGGTGGCGTAGCCTTCACACACCAGCACCGGCTCACCCGGATCCGGATGCGGCCCGATCAGATGAAAGGCGCCCTCCTTCGACATCCCATAGGGCCAGTACGTCTTGTCGCGACCGGTGTCTTCTTGTTTGGTTGGGTACACCACCTGCAGGCCGACAATCTCGTCGCGCACGTTGCACATCGGCACCAGGAACGCACCGGTGCGCGGCGCATACCGAACACCAATACCGACGATCTGCTTACGATCCAGATAGTCGCTCCGGCCCTTCTCCGGCATGCGCTTGAACATGCCCGCCGCACGCTTGGCCGCACGACGCGCTGCACTGGCAGCGATCTCGGCAGCCCGGCGCTTTGCCTCTTCCTGCCGAGCGCGCATGACCTCACGCTCTTCCGGCGACATCCGCCCGGCCTTGACCTTGATCTTCTGCGATTCACCCGAACGCCAGTCACCGAACGCGCCGAAAATCAGCGTCTCACCTTTCTCGGTGCGGTGCTCGTGGACGATGTACCAGCCGTTCTTTTCCTTGCCCTTGTCCTGCGCTGTTTTGCACCGGGTCAGCTTGCCAAACACCAGCGGCTGCGCAGGCTCCAGACCGTAATCCGCGAATTGCCCCAACACTTCATCGAGCATGGCGAGCCCCTCTCAATTCCACGAGAGAAAGGCACCCAACGCACTGCGTGCAGCCGGGTTGCGCCAAGCGACGAGCCTCAGAGATCGGGTCATCACACGTTTCGCAAAACAGAAACGAATGCGCCGCCAAGGCAGGCTTGGCGGAGAGAAGGCGTGCAGCAAGCGCTTGATCGATACGCTCTTGCACCAGGTCATTAGCAAAGTCAGCAATGTCAGCCACGATCAACACCCCGCGTTGTCTGGTTGACATACGTGGCGCGGTTGAACATCCCCAGCAGCCCCTGAATCCCACGAAACACCTGCAGACGAATCGCGGCGAGTTCCTCATCAGTAACGACACCGTCACCAATGCTCTTAGCCCAGGTATCCGCCAGATCTGCCACCTGCCGGAAGTAATCCGCAATGCCGGTGGTCAATGTCTCGGGCATGTCATTGGTGTACGCCTCAGCCAGCTCCTGCCAGGTCGTGTCACCGACCAACGCATGCACCGCATCCAAAATGCGGCGATCCTTGGTCAACTCCAGAATCTCGCCGAACTCTTGAATGTTCACCGTATGGCTAGGGTGGGTTGGGGAAAGTTTGTGCTGCAGAGTGGTCGCATTCCGGCCGGTGGTGGCGGCGATGGCAGCTGCACCGCCGGGGTAGTCCCGGGCGGCATGGTAAAGCGCAAGATCGAGCGGCAAAACTTCCCGCTGCGCCCGGTCTAGAGAGCTCAGAATGATACGGCTCATGGCATTAATCCTTGTAAGTTGCCAGTGCCGCGCGACATGCAGTGGTGATACATTTGCCGCGTGGCTTGAAAGGGCCCAAACGCCGGCTAGATCTTCGGGATCGATACCGGCACCGTGCCGGGGCGAACAATCCGTTGCTCACCCCTGGCGCAACAGCTGCCCAATCTGTGGTGGAAAAGGCAGCAACACCAAGGCTTCCGAGCCTTGGAAAAGCGCGATAACGGGAGGTAGTTGCATGTGGTGTGCCCGCCTACCTTTATCGCGACCCGACAGCGCTGTGGTGGTGCGTGCCGGGAGGAACTGGGCGGCCCTTGGGTCGCCTTTTTTCTATCTACGCTGCAGCTTTCTGAGGAGCTGATGAGTTCAACAGCCAAGCAGCTTGAAAAGCATTGCCTTTCCGCTCTGCGGCACTAGCCAAAAGCTCAGCGTATTTGGTTTCACCGGTGTAATCCGTTCGCGGCAGGCATCCAGCCTGACGCCATTTGTTCAGAGCTTGATAGCTTCGATTGCATATTTTGGCGGCGGCCCCAATGCCACCTACTGCTTCAAAGGCATACGCAATCGCGCTCGGAAAATCTGCGGGGTCCAACATGACAGCCTCCATTTATCAACTTACGGTTGATGTTATAGATCAACTGACTATTGCGCAACCTTTATGAGACTCTCAACTCATGGTTGATAAAAATTCTCTCCGCGCAGCTTTCAGCGAGCGCCTACACGAAGCTCTCGACGATTCCGACGTACGCAGCCGGGGTCGTGGAGTGGACATCCATCGACAGTTGAAAAGCATGGGAGTTGAGAAAACCACTCAAGCAATCAGCAAATGGCTAAACGGTGAGGCAATCGCAGAGGCCGACAGCATGTCCGCGCTTTGCTCTTGGTTGAAGGTTCGGCGCGAGTGGCTGGAGTACGGAGTACTACCAAAACACCAGTCTGAAGAGAGCAATGTCCACAGGATAACCGCCGATGACAGAAGCAATGTAAGCGAGGTCAATCAGCGTTTTGGCAAGGTCCCGTTGATTTCGTGGGTCCAGGCAGGCGCGTGGTGTGAAGCGATTTCAAATTTTGAATCTTACGATGCGGATTCTTGGCTGTCTTGCCCTGTCCAGATAAGCAGTCATGGGTATGCGTTGAAAGTCCTTGGTGACTCAATGACGAACCCCGGTTCGGGTCGTAGTTATCCAGCTGGATGCATAATCTTTGTTGATCCAGAGGCCGAAACTAGAACCGGGGACCGTGTGATTGCAAGTCTACCAAGAACCAATGAAGCAACATTTAAGGTCCTAGTAGAAGATGCCGGCTTTCAATATCTAAAACCGATAAATCCGCAGTATCCGATAATTGAAATTACGGAAGAGACACATATCTGCGGGAAAGTTGTCGGTGCTTTCATTCCGGAGTAACTATCTAAAGCTTTACACCATACATATTCTCAACCCTAATAGAGTTGAGTTTATTCTCACCCCCAACTTTCTTTAAAGCATCCACTACTGCGTGACTAATCGCCGCATAGAGCTCCGCATCATCCGAATTTGTAGTCGATATATTTCGAAAAGAGAGCAACCCACTTCTAATCTTTGTAGTTATATTTTCGGGAGATGAGCGCATCCACTGTACATAGTCATCTACAGTCAAGGTTGCGAGATATGCCACATCCTCCGGACTCCAAGACCGTTCAGTTGCGATCCGCCATGAGATATCATCAATATTATAATTCTTACCCGACTTACCCGCCTCAATGACTTTTGACCGTAGCGATGCATTCTTAACGCGTTCCAAGGTCCAAGAAGACATGATGGCATCATCCTTGAAACTATCATAATGAATGGATATGTAATCATCTATATATGCGTTAACGGATTCACCCATTTCCTCCAACATCTCAATAGCAGAGGAAAAGTCAGATAATGAAATGCTTTTCAGCTCTCTATCAAGGATACTTTTAAGCTCAGACTTAAACTTCTCGGCGTCATCCCCAAAAGAATCATGGTAAATCTTCCACGCACTCTTTAGTTCAGCGTCAACATTACTCTTACGATAATGCTCTTCGACCTCTTTAAATACCCGTAAGACCGAGAGTTCATCAACATACCCACACTCTAGATAATTTCCGATTAGAGAGTCAAACTTTGATTCAGACATTTGCAGATCAATGTTTATGTTTTTGAATGCCAACTGACCTTCAGTCAAGCTTTCCGCACTTGCGGATAGGTACTTTGCCCATGACCCGCCTACTAAGCTGCTCCGAAGATCTGCATATTTTATAAAACTACTGCCCAGATAATAGGATGAACACAATACCGCCGCATGCAAATAAAACTCGCAAACCAAGCCATCCTCTTTATCTTTGAGAAATGAAGCATGCGCATGCAATAAAGCTCTTAATTTACGGAGTACCCTTACGTTCTTTACACCTATCCTAAGCACCACCGACTTCAAATATTCAACTTGATTTAATTCGGTTGTAAAGACATGAGAAAAGTTTGTGTCGCAAGACGGGTTATATAACAACTCAGCGTCAACTACTTTTTCCCGGTACGACTCAAACTGTTCTAAGTCTTTGCTGTCTTTATCAAAAGATTTTTCATTAAAAATCAGTACAACCTTACATGACTTGCGTTGAGCCAATTCATCTGCCAGCCCCATCAACTCTTTGATGCTTAGCGAACTTCCCTTCCGCTCTATATCATCAAAACAAACGACGTAGTTATTTACCACACTGTATTCAACACTGGACAACAGGCTAGAAAACTTGTCAAGCACCGGAATTTTTTTTGCCGTACCACTGATCCAACCCAGCCAGGGCAGCTTATTTTTTGCAAACTGGAGAGTAGACTTAACTTTTGGAAACTTTGAATAAAGCGTATTAGATTTTTCCAGCTCTATTTCAAATGAACGGATAACCGCATCATCAGAAGCGATAGCTCTTCCACTTTGAAATACACTAGCCTTAATATCTGCGAGAGAATTCTTTCCAAACAGGGAAACATAGCTATATGCAATTTGCTTCAGATCTTTTTTCTGGATTCGGCTGTTTATATATTCTTCCCAGAAAAAAGTTTTTCCGACACCCCAATCTCCCCTTATTACTACAACTCCAGAGTTCGACTCGAAAAAGACATCAAAAGATTTTTTCAAATACTCCATATTCTCAAAGTCCTTTTTTCTGTGAATAGACCGCATCATATCAATGAGCCACACCTTCATCGCAAGCCTTTCACGATGCAGTCGTAATAATCAACCATGGGTTGTTGACAAAAAACAACCACTGGTTGATATTCATCTCACTCTTCCACCACAGAGCGAGGCAATACCATGCACACCACAGCAACCCTGCACGTCCACCCGGCCGCTGCTGACCCCTTCCGAATCTTCGAGATCCGCCGCCTAGCCCGCGAGTGCGGCTGCGCGTTTGTCACCACCAAACTGAAGCAGCAAACGCGCACAGCCCCCGCCCCATTCGACCCGAACGGCGGAGGGCATGCTGCATGATCAAGTACAGAATCGACAACCGCACCCTGCAGTTGCTGAACGCCCAGGTCAACCTGACCGAGACCTTCAACCACGTCCTCCGGACAGCGCCCAAGCGTGAATGCCTGGCGTTCCGTCTCAAGGTCGAACGAGGCACAACAGAGAGCACCTTCGTCGTCGAGCTGGGCAGCGAACGCCACACGCTGACCCTGCAGAACGACAAGAAAACGCACCTCAAGCTGGCCGACTTTATCGAAGAGATTGCCAACGGCCCATTCGACGCGAGCAACACCAGCGACCTGGTGCACCGCCCGCATGCCAGTCGCAAATACGGCCGCTTCGAAGTCTCCGACAAACAACGCGTATTCGAGCTGGTACGCACCGGCGGCGTGCTGAGCCTCGACATGGGCTTCGACTCCCCCCTGCAGGTCGCGCTGCACCGCACCCAATCACGCTCGGGTGTCACTACCATCCTGAGCATCGGCAACACAAACCCGCACACCCGGTGCTTCACCGTATACGGCACCGATGTCGAGATCTACGGCAAGGTCACCGAGTCCATCAACCACCTCGCTGCAGCGGCCACCCCAGCCGCGCACGCGGCATGAGGGGGACGCTATGGAACGTACCCTCGCCCAAGCCGCAACCAAACTCGGCCTCACTCGGCCAAAACTCATCGCTCGCATGCGGGAAAAAGGTCTGCTCAACGAGAAGAACCTACCGGCCTACCCCAACCGTGACCGCGATTACCTGCGCATCAATAACGGTCAGTGGTACCACGACCAGTTCGGCATGCAGTACAGCCAGTCGACCAGGGTGAAACAACCCGGCATCCGCTGGCTGGCCGAACAGTTGGGCATCGACCTGCCTGCCATCCCGGCAGACAGCCGTGACGTGGCCTAGGAAATACGCCCGCCAGATCATCGCCATGCGGACACGAGAGGAGCGCAACGCCGCGCTCCTGGAAGTGCCCGAACATCTGCGCGAGCTGACCAGAACCCACTGCCTGAACGCCTGGAACCACCCGGCCCGAAAACAACGCAAGGAGGCCCAACAGAGCCATGAGTAACACAGCACAAAACCCGCTGCGCCTGCACCCGGCACCGGAGTCAGCCACCGTCGAACTGCTCTACCGCATCTTCGGCGACGTCCTGATCCCGCTCGACAAAGTGCGCGAACAGTACTTCCGCAACCTCAACGAGCAATCGTTCGTGGCCGAGATCAGCAGCGGCCGTATCCAGCTGCCCATCACCACGCTGGACACCAGCCGCAAGGCACCCAAGTACGCCCACATCCGGCACGTCGCCTCACTGATCGACATCCGCGCCTACAAGGCCGACGAAGACATGCAGCGGCAGCAGGAAGAAACAAACGAGTAACCCCAAAACCGAACGGCTGCAACCACCAGCCAATGACATCACCAGGAGCACACCACATGACAGAAGTTCAGATCTACGCACTGATAGCAATCATCCTAATGATTGCCGCCATCTGCTGGCTCGCCTACCGGAATGGCTACAGCAACGGCCATGCCGATGGCCAATCACAAGGCTACAGCGAAGGCTATGACGTCGGCGGCTGCGTTGGGTATCGCGATGGCGTCGACGAGGGGAAAGCGATTCAGCGCTCTGACGACTCGGTGGAGATCCGCAACCTGACGCACTCCCTCGAACAGGCTCAAGAACACCGCAAGAAACTGTTCGCACATTACGAACGCGCCTTGTCGGCATCGAAGCTCGGAGAGCCTGCACGCCAGACCCTACTGGAAATCGCCGAAAAACTGCGCATCGCTTCCGAAACATTCGCCGCCTTCCGCACCGGAAAAAAACTCGAACGCGACACACGCACCCTTCGCGACCAGGCACTCGCCATAGCAGCCCTGCTGGAACCAGCAGACCAGGAGAGGGCCGCATGAGCCAGACCTGCCCCCAATCCAAAACCCACCGCAACCCGGCCTACACCCAAGTAGCGGCAGATGAACCAACGCGCAATCGAACTTCGGAGGAAAGCGGCATGCAAAAGGACCAGAACGACAACCAACCCACGACCGCTTTGCTCCGCAAGGAAACCAGCGTCGACGCATTAGAAACAAGCAGCCTCTGCTGCGCAGCAGCAGGCATTATTGCATCTTCCAGCAGCACCGCTGAGGCACTTATACCCCACGAAAAGCTGCGCGAGGCAGCCACACCCAATGCAACGCTAACCGCTCAAAATCGCCCGCCCGCGCAGCTTGCTGTGGGGTATCCGCCCCCTGACAGCAACTCTGATAGTCCATCACAAGAAGCCGTCGACGAAGTGCAGATCGACGAGCGCGTCGAGTTCGAGAAAGAGTTCCCGATCCCTGAGGGCCTGAAGCACTGCGCCCAGCGAGGCACCTACATCACCGCACCAGGTACGGAGACATCCGACTCTTTCGCCCGTGAGCATTACGCGTACCGGGCCGGCTTCGTAGCATGGAAGCGCAGAGCCTGGAAGCACGCCGCACTCGTTGGCCAACAAGCCGAAGGAGTCCGCACGTGATCAAGCGCACTTTCAAACACTTCCACATGTGCTGCGGGCTGGGCAGTGGTGCCGCAGGTTTTAGTGACTCCAAGCCTGCATTGGGTTCAGTACAAGCCGAATGGCGATGCTTGGGCGGTGTTGACGTCGACTCTGCTGGACTACGCGACTTTCAAATGATGACTGGCGTGCCAGGGACGTTGATGGATCTGTTTACCCGCGAGCAGTTCACTGCATTCCACGGTCAGGAACCGCCGTCTCACTGGAAAGAGGCCACCGCTGAAGATCTGCGCCGCGCTGCCGGCAACGAAGATCCGGACGCCGTGTTCATAAGCAGTCCGTGCAAAGGCGCCTCGGGGTTGTTGTCCGAGACGATGAGTCAGACGCCAAAGTACCAAGCCCTGAACGAACTGACGCTCCGCTGCGTGTGGCTGATGTGTGAGGCATGGAAGCATAACCCCGTCTCGCTGATCATCTTCGAGAACGTGCCACGCTTGGCCACTCGCGGCCGACACCTTCTAGATCAGATCAACAAGCTGCTCAGTTTCTATGGATACGCGGTCGCTGAAACCACCCACGACTGCGGTGAGATCGGTGGCCTGGCACAGAGCCGCAAGCGGTTCTTGCTGGTCGCAAGGCACGTCGAGAAAGTCCCAGCGTTCCTTTATCAGCCTGAAAAACGCAGCCTGCGAGCCGTCGGCGATGTGCTCAGCCGCATGCCGCTGGCGGGAGACATCGAACAGGCCGGACCGATGCATCGTGTGCCGGCACTGCAATGGAAGACATGGGTTCGACTGGCACTGGTAGAGGCCGGCAAAGATTGGCGCAGCCTTAGCCGATTCGCGATAGAGGATGGCCATCTACGCGACTTCGTGATCGTGCCCGAATATCGCGCCGGCTATCTGGGAATAAACACCTGGACCGAAAACGCCGGCACCGTAGCCGGCAGATCCACACCTACCAATGGCAAGTTCTCAGTCGCCGACCCAAGGCCTACCAGCAAATTCGAATACACCCAATACGGCGTGCTGCCCTTCGATCGCCACTGCGGCGTCGTAACAGGGCAGCGAAGCCCAGGGCAAGGCACATTCAGCGTGGCCGACCCACGCATGACCGGTGGAAGTCACACCAATGTATTCCGCGTGATTAACAACGATCAAGCCGCTGGCACCGTAACCACCAGTCACGGTCCGAGCTCCGGTGGACAGGCAGTGGCAGACCCTCGACAGCCAACCAAGGGCTTCGGCAAATACCTAGTAACTGACTACACCAAACCAGCAGGCACCGTCATCGCCGGGAGCACCACCGGGCAAGGCGCTTTTGCCGTAGCAGATCCTGCTTACAAGAACTGGCATAAAGGCGCCAGCACCCAAAAGTTACGCGTCACGCCATGGGGCAAATCAGCCAGGACAGTGACCGGCTCGCAGCAGGTCGCCAGCGGTGCCCTCTCTATCGCGGACCCACGCCCAGGCATGTCTCGCAGCAAAGGCGACGCATACCTCACCGGTGGGCATTACGGCGTGGTCGATTGGAAAGATCCAGCCGGCGCCGTATCCGCCAGTGCATGCCATGACAATGGCAGATGGTCCGTTGCAGACCATCGAATGCCAGCCGCCAATGACCGACTCACCTGCATGATCGCCAGCCTCGACGGTACCTGGCATCGGCCTTTTACAACGCTGGAACTGGCCGCGCTGCAGTCGTTGTTTGATCCAGAGGAACATTGGTCTACTGATGCGCAGACAGTTCGTGACATTCAGATGATGCAGCACGCCCGCAAGATCGAGAACGCGAGGTTCTTTCAACTGGACGGTATCAACGATGGCAGCCATCGCGAACGCATCGGCAACGCAGTGCCGCGTGCGGCAGCAAAAGCCATGGCCGACGTGTTCGGTATGACACTGCTACTGTCAGACGCTGGCGAGACGTTCATGCTCAGCAACGTATCAATCTGGGTTCAGCCGGTAGCCGTTGCCCTAAGCGCTTCCATTCGGGAGGTTCAGGCATGAACACTTTGTTCTTACTCATGGCTCAATACGACGGACAGGCAGTTATCCCACTTGATCGCGTCTGCGCGGATTACATGCATTTAACAGTGGAAAAATTTAAGCGCAAACAACTAGATGGCGAAATAGATATACCCGTTGTTCGCTTGGGCGCTAACAGTCAAAAGGCAGCGTTAGGAATTCACCTTAAGGATCTGGCGGACTACATAGATAGACAAAGGGAAAAAGCAGCCAAAGAGCAAAATTTACTAATGGGCCGTGCTGCATGAAAAAAGGGGCTGACGCCCCTTTTTTTAAAGTTTGAATTCTTTCAACTCGCCCAAATTGTCTTTGACCTGACCATTACGGTCGGTCGAAAGAAAACTCTCTCCGACCACATGAATACGCTCCCCACCGTTCCACACTTTCGTATCTGTATTCCACACAGCAGTTCGAAAATTCGCGGTTTCCGTCGTAATCAAATTCGCAACGAACTCTCTGCTGCTGACCATAGCGGCCCCGACTGTCAACTCAGCGCGATTCCGATGGCGCACATGCACATGGGTAATGTGGGATTTTTTTTCATCGTATCGAACTGCGGTTACATAATAATCCGTCATTTCCATTCCCTAAATTTAAGAACAACACGGCGATTTGATAGTAGTGGCGATGTAAAATCAACCCTAAGTGCCATCACCTATCAATTCCCTAAATTCATTTAACCTCAGCATCCACAACCAGCCACTATACCGATCTCCTCGCCCGCGGAGATGCGTATACCTCCGCAGCGAGTTCCAGTCCCGGTGTCCTGAGACACTAGACACTCTAGGAATGTCCCAGTCCATTTCGAAAAGCCGGCTAACCCCCTCGTGTCTAAGGTCATGGAAGTGTAAATCCTCAATACCAAGCATCGGGCACGCCCGCGTGAAAGCAGCCGAAACCGACCTAGCGTTGTAAGGGAAGATCTCCCGCTCGACCTTGGGCATGCTCTGCAGAATGGCCCAAGCCTCATCAGGCAGATAACACCACACATCATTACCAATCTTTTGCCCGGGGTTCTTCATATCGCGCACCAGGACCGACTGCCGAGACTCATCGAGATCATCCCAACGGATACGCGTAATTTCCTCCTGTCGGCGCGTCGAAAAAAGCGCAAAGGCGATCACCTTCGGCATGTCGATCTGAGCTTTACGACGTTCCTGCATTTCGAAGAAATGCGCCATGAGCTTGTCCAGCTCATCAAGCGTCGGCCGGCGATTACGCTCTCTGCTCTTGCTCACCATACCTAGCTTGCGCAACACCTTCCTGGCATCAGACATGGCCAGCGGATCCACCTCATAGCCCCAAGCTGGACGCGCCACAGACAACACCGCCCCCAAGTGTGAGAGATCATTTCCGACCGTTTGCGCCTGAACGCCGCCGCCCTCTTTACTCATCCGCCATTGTGCGAACTCCACCAGCTTCTGGCTGGTCAGAGCCGAGTCCTCAAGGTCGCCCAGCCAAGTATGCTTGATCGCTTTCAAGGTGGCGTTCTTGGTCTTGCCCAGCGGCCGGATTTTCTCGTACTCGTCCAGGTACTGCTCGATCATCTTCCTGATCGTCACACCCTTACGGTTTGCGCGCTCAATCGCACCAGGCTCAGCCAGCTCCGTCTCACGCCGTTTGATCCAAGCCTGGGCGACCTGCTTTCGGTCGAAGGTTTGGCTTTCCTGATAAACTGAGCGCCCGTCCCGATTGATCCGTATCTGCGCTGTGTAGGCCGTAGAGTTGTCCTTGCGCTTGCGTGATGTGATCGTGCCCATTTCCAGTTGCTACATTGCCGAATTCGCTTGCTACATTGTAGCAACCGACTTCAGAAAACAAGGGAAAATGGGTAAAAACCGCTGTATAAAAGATCAGTATTAATGAATTTCGAAAAACCTGAAGCGCCCGCAAATACTAGCCCTGCCCGTTCCGAGCCGTCTCGCCGCTTCAGTGTGGCCCCGATGATGGATTGGCACGGCTAATCCTGTAGGCCGCTAAACCTCTGGCCTCCAGCCTCATCAAGAAGCGCGCGTACCATTTTCGTACCACCCCCACTCTCTTTTTTCTGCCCAGGCGGGAAGCGGCGCTCCTCTCGCATCGTCGTTACGCTCGCCTGTCGCTCCAATCCAAAGCACTTCCTACAAGCGTTTCCGTCGCGGGCAAAACGATCTGCGTCCAAGTGTCTCTTCGTCATCTGCATGAGTGAGTGGCGAGGCGATCGGCTGTACCGCCTGATAGGTAATGTTCTTTTTTCGGGAAAGGCATCGGAAAAAGGTAATTTTGGTAAGTCGAACGGTCAATCTGGCTGAGAGCCTTGATTTTACTGGGCTGCAAAGGATTGGCATGAAGTAATTTTTGAGTAATGTAGAAGTAAGGTAATTACCTTTTAAGGAAGTAATATTTGTTTTTTTGCATCGCTTATAAATCAACCACTTACAGCCACATTACCTTTTTCATTACTCAAAATTACCTTCTGAAGTAACCCGGCAAAGCCAATGAATCCGGGGCTTTCACCGGTGTTCCAATATTCGAATTACCACATTACTTTTTTCCGATGGCGTTCCTGAAAAAGACGCACCGAATAGTTTCATCTACCTGCCTTCCGCTTCACCTGATCCGCCCTGTCAGACACCCGCCCTTCGCAGGGATCCGCAGGCTTTTTCACCTTCGACGTCACTGCTACAGCGCCCGGCTGTGGGGGCGCTTGGCTAGGTGCAGGACTGCGGAAAAAAAGACCCATTTAGCCCGCAGGCGAGGTGGGGGGACGACGGCGCGCGCCAGGTGAGAACGGGCATCTTTTAAATGGCTTGTAGCACGCCAAAGCCCCGCATCGAGTAGCAGCTCGTCGCCTCCTGCTCGCGTCTATTTTTCAGCTCACTTACTGTACAAACATCCAGTACATGTACAGCGATTGAAATATATGAACTTCAACCAGGCCAAGGTGCTAAGACTCAAGGGTTGGCGCGCCACGCTAGACGACCAGGACTTTCGTATGCAGAACCCGGAGGCACACCGGGAAACGCTTCATCAAATGGCTGCTGCCCTGCATAACGAGGGATTGATCGACCAGCTTGAGCAGTTCGATATGAACGAGATGGCGGATGCCGCCTACTGGCATTCTGTCGAGGAGCTTCAAAACTCGCCGGGCCAGTACCGCGGAGCTTCGACCTACGATGTCGTGCAAGTCGACAACGGAAGGCTGCTTGGCAATATCAGCAGGTCGATCTTCAACTTCGAAAGCGACGAACCACGCGGCGCCTCCTTTCCTTACGACGGCAAGGTTTACTCTGGCGCGGACGGGGTGCGGCTGACCTTGGAGCTTTCTCGGAAGATTGGGACTATCTCGGGCCTGATGCTGGAACTGAATGGGCGCCGGTACCAACTGGTTGAAACCGAACGGGTCGTTCGTGGGGTTGATTACAAGCCAATGGATGATCCAGACGCTTACCGCGCTCTCGTTGATGCGGCTCAAGTAGCCCAGGAAGAGCGCGACCTGCACGCATTTGAAAGGGTGCGCCCTCACATCGAATCGGCAGCTTTCTGTATGTGTCCGACCTGCCTCGATCGCTTCGATGCGCGTGAGGACTGCCCAACCTGCATCGGAAAAGGTTTTGTGACGAAGCCGGCGCCAGCGGGTCTACGCTGAAAGCTCACGCGAGGAACGGGCAATGTGTGGACGACTCTCCCAATACAGCGGCATTCACGACTTCGTGGCGGCGCTGAGTATGCCGAATGCCCTGATCAACTCGACCGGGGAGCAGCCTTTCGAGCAGTACAACGCCGCGCCGACTGCCCAACTCGCCCTTTTTCACCAGGAAGGCCAATTCCTGTACGCCGACAGGGTTCGGTGGGGATGGCGCCCCCACTGGGCAAAAGATCGGGCTGCACCGATCAACGCCAGGGTCGAGAAAGTCGCCCACGGCCCATTCTTCCGCACGATCTGGCCGCACCGGGCGATCATCGCGATCAACAACTGGTTCGAGTGGGTCGACGAAGGCGGGCCGAAGAAGCAGCCCTATCTGATCAGGCATTGCGACCAATCACCGATCCTGTGTGCCGCAATTGGCCAATACCCGAATGAGGAACACGGCCCGAGCGAGCATGACGGCTTCGTGATCATCACCGCGGACAGCGCTGGTGGCATGGTTGATATCCATGATCGGCGGCCGGTCTCTTTATCGCCTGAACTCGCCCGAGAATGGCTGGATCCGGCCACACCGAAAGAACGCGCCGAGCAGATCGCGCTTCATCAGGGGGAGGTGACAGAAGCCTTCGAGTGGTTCAAGGTTGATCGGGCAGTGGGAAATGTCAGAAATCAAGGGCCTGACTTGATCAGTCCTTTTGGTACGATTGAAACTGGGGACGAGAAAAGCAGTGGATGATAGCTCCAATTGCTTTGTCGTTAGCCCGACTCGAACAAGCGTTGATCTTGACCTGGCACAGGGAAGAAGCGTGAAAGTAGAGTCACTATGTAGGCTATGAGTGCCACTTAAGGAGAAGAAAGATGGGCCAGGAAAATTTTCACGCCAGCGTTCAGTACGGTGATTTTAAAGGTACAGCAGCTGCTGATCGCCGCGATCAAGACAGCATTTCTCGGTACCTTGAAAAAGAAGGCTTGATAAACCAAGGGGAATTCTTGGTTGGGATTGAGGCATACACCTCAGAGGTGTCGGGCAAGCCCCAAGTCACCGACGTAAGCGTTACTGCTCTTGTAACAAAGTACGAAGGGTATGATGATGTGCAGGCGGCTGTGGATTCCGGTAATCCACTCAAAGTTCGCAAAATTGAATTTGATCTGCCTCTGGTAGATTTCTTCAGCCTCTTCAAACGATTTCATATCACTATCTCTAGTCATGGAATGATTGATCAACGCGACATCATTTTTTGACGACTGAGAGCAAAGGTATTGTGCCCCGAGCTAACTAGTCGGGGCCAATTCGTACGGTCTGAATCTCATAACTTCTTCACCCAGCCAGTCGTTCAGCTGAGTCATCCGCGTCTGAATCGGCTCCAGCTCATTGGCCGCATAGATTTGCGCTGCCTCCCGAATCGACCCAAACCCACCCGCGTTCTGCGGGACAATCCCCATCAATTGCGGTGGAATTCGCAAGCTCGCCAACACGTCATCCCTGGTCTGATTCTTGATCGCGTTGAATTCATCCTTCGCCGCCACCTCGCTCACCGGGATCAGCTGAATCCCGTCCTTCTTGCCGGTCGGCGAGTAAACAAACAAATTCCGGAAATTCCCCGGCCCTTTCGATTCCTTCAGCGCCTTACGCAACGCATCAATATCCGCTTCAGTCTGCGCTGCATCTGTCATGTACAAGATGAACCCGGCATGGCTCCCGTTCTCGTAATACTTGCGCCGAAATAAAGTCGCCGACTCGTTCAACAGCGCCGACTGCAACGCGCTGATCCACTCCGGCAACCCATAAATCTCCTGATGCAGATCCGCCTCACGCAGGTGAAAAATGCTGTCCGGCTCAAACTCATGCTCATCCTTCCATCCCCGCACCTGGTAAAACTGCCCATCCGGCCCCGCACGCATGTACTTGGCCAACGGCGTTTCCAATTTTCGAACCCCGCCCAACCGCGAACGGCGCCCCTCAAGGTAGCCATTGCCCAGGCAGAGAAAGTCCAAAGCAAACTGCTCAAACGAGGCCCGCGACAGCAGCGGATGCGGGATAAAAGTCTTGCTCAACAAATTGCGCTTGAACATCAACCCGGAATGCAGATGCACGCTCGCCCCCACCGACCGGGCCAGCCCGTCAAGCGACAGCGGCGGCTCATACCACCGCCCGTTAAACCAGCACTCCAGGTAATCGAAAACCTCCCGCCCCCCCAGCACCGGCGTCGGCTCGCCGAAGGAAAACACCTGAGTCCCCGCGCCAGTGGCGGGTGTCGTCGCGGGCAACGTCTGGTTGGCCATTTGTTCGGTCATCAGTAAATCTCCATGCGCCCGGTGTTGGCAGTGGTCTGCCCCTCAAGCGGTTCGTGGTGCAATGCGTGAAAGAGCGCCCATGCCAGGTCGGCGTGGCCGGTGTTGTCGTTGCGGCCGGCGGTGTAGGTGTACTGGCGCCCGCCGGCGGTGACGGTTTTGCGGATCGCCATCAGCGACTGGGCCATGTCAGTCCAGCCGGCATCGAATTCGAGCCGGCCCTTGTGAATCACGTCGTAGGCCTTGAGCACCAGGCGGGTTTTGACTTCAGGCGAGTAGCTGAACGTGGTCACCGCAGGGAAGAACTGGCGCACCAGCTGGGCCACGCCACTGCCCAGACCGGTAACGTCGATCCCGATGTAGGTCACCCAGTAGCGGTCGCATACGCTCTTGATGAACGCGGCCTGCGCGGCGAAGTCCATGCCCCGGAACTGGTGACGCTCAAGGATGCGGAACTTGCCGCCGGGCACCAGGGGCGGCGCGACTACCACCAAGCCAGAACAGTCGCCCGTCTCGGCCGGGTCGTAGCCAATCCATACCTGACGGTCGCCGAACGGGCGCATGGCGAAAGGTTTGTAGTCCTCAGCCCACTCGACCCAGCTGTCCACCATGCACGACTGCAACAGGGTCAGCGGGAAGATGCTCGCGCCGTCATCGACGAACTCGCACATCAGCAGGTTGGCGAACGCCTCGGGGCTGTATTCGCGGCGCAGTTCCTCTATGTCGAACAGATCGCAACCACCCCGCTCCGCGTCCAGAATCGTGACGATCTGCCGCCACAACCGGTCCTCACAGAACCGGCCCTGCTGGAGCGCGCCGTGGGACACATCCACTTTCGTATGCTGCGCAGCGGGCTTGCCTTTGTTGAAGCGCTCGCCAGTCCAGAAGGTGTACGCCTCATGGGCCATGCTCGACGGCGTCGAGAAGTAGGTCTTTCGCCACTTCTTGTGCATCGCCATGCCCGAGGCGACCTTGTTCAGTTCCTCGAACTTGAACGTCCAGAAAAATTCGTCGAAGTAGAAATTACCGTGATAGCCCTGGGCGGTACGCGCGTTGGTACCGAGGAAAAACAACTCCGCGCCGTTGGGCAACACAATGGGGTCGCCGGTAAGTTCGACGCCGATCACCTCGCGGCAGAACGCCTGAATGTAGCCCCGGAACAGATAGGCCTGGTTCTTCGAGGCCGACAGGAAAATCTGGTTGCGCCCGGTGTCGAGTGCATCGATGAACGCCTCGCGGGCGAAGTAGTACGTCGCGCCGATCTGCCGGCTCTTTAGGATGACGCGGGTGCGCTGGTTGCCAGCCCGGTACCAATCCTTCTGATAGTCAAAACAGCCATCGATGAAGGCCTCGCGCAGCAGCTCGATCTGGTCTTCGTCAATCTCGTTTTTGACGGCCTTTTTCTTCGGCTCGGCGTTGCGTTTGGCCAGGTTCGGGTTGAGGTCGGTTTCGGTACCGCCACCCTGAAAGCGCTGGATACGTGCCTGCCGTTCGAGCTGGCGGTGCAGCAGATCAATCTCCTTGAAATCGCCGCCGCTTTTCCCATCCTTGAGGATCAACTGCACCAACCGCGCTTCCAGCGCCCCGCCGATGCGCTCGACGTTGTCGGCCCGGTCCCACTCGTCGCGGGCCTTCCAGCTGTGTAGCGTTTTTTCCTTTTCGCCCGTAGCCTCGGCAATCTCGCAGATGCGCCAACCCATCCAGTACAGGAACTTGGATTGGCGGCGGGGATCGATGGGCAACAGTGCGGTCGTAGTCATGGCCGCGATGCTGCCGCCCACGCTCGCGACTCAATAGTGCCGCCCCTTGTAGCCCCCTTCCCTACAGTCCCGCCTCGTTGCCGCAACTCGCGCGCGTCACGACCATGCCCCTCATCGCAACGCTTTCAGCGCCCACGCATTGAGGATTCCCGGCATGAAGAAATTTCGCAGCAACTGGTTCCGTGTCGCCGTCGAGGGCGCTACCTCGGACAAGCGGACCATCAAACGCAGTTGGCTGGAACAGGCCGCGAAGAACTTCAACCCGGCCACCTACGGCGCACGCATCTGGCTGGAGCACTTCCGCAGCCTGCTGCCCGACAGCCCCTTCAGGGCCTACGGCGACGTGCTGGCCGTGAAGACCGAAGAAGTGGACGTGAACGGCCAAAAGAAACTGGCGCTGTTCGCCCAGGTCGAGCCGACTGCCGACCTGATCGCCATGAACAAGGCGAAACAGAAGATCTACACGTCTATCGAAATCGACGACAGCTTCGCCGACACCGGCGAGGCCTACATCGTCGGTTTGGCGGTCACCGACTCACCGGCCAGCCTCGGCACCGACGTCCTGGCGTTCTCCGCCCAGAAACCTGACGTCAGCCCCTTCAAGGATCGCCACTACTCCGCGACCTCGATGTTCACCGAAGCGGTCGAAACCGAACTCACGTTTGAAGAGATCGAGGAGAAGCCAAGCATCGGCGCCCAGCTGTTCAGCAAGGTGCAGAATTTGCTCAAGGGCAAGCAAGCCAAGGATGACAGCGAGTTTTCGCAGATCAGCGATGCCGTCGAAGCCGTGGCCGATCACGTCAAGGATCTGCCCGACCAACTCGCCGCCGAGAAGAAATTCTCCGCAGGCCTAAAGACCCAGCTCGATCAACTGAGCAAGGACTTCACCGAGATGAAGCACAAGCTCTCCACCACCCAGGACCACAGCCAAAAGACCCGCCCTCCGGTAACCGGTGGCGACAAGGTCATGACCGACTGCTGACAGCCGGCCCACCCACAGCCCCGAACCACGAAGGACGACTTTCATGCGTAACGATACCCGCGAACACTTCAACGCCTACCTGAGCCAGGTGGCGCGCCTCAATGGCGTGTCATCGACCGCCAACACCTTCGCCGTCGATCCGACGGTTCAGCAGACGCTGGAAACCCGCATGCAGGAATCCAGCGAATTCCTCGGCCAGATCGGCATCATCGGCGTCGATGAACTGCAAGGCGAAAAGGTTGGCTTGGGTGTCAGCAGCACCATCGCCGGCCGCACCGACACCACCGGCAACGGCGTGCGCCAGCCGCGCGACGTGTCGTCGCTGGACAAAAAGGGCTACAAGGCCGAACACACCGACTTCGACACCGCCATCCGCTACGCACAGCTCGATGCCTGGGCAAAATTCCCAGACTTCCAGGCACGTCTGCGCGACGCAATCCTCAAGCGCCAAGCCCTCGACCGGATCATGGTCGGCTTCAACGGCGTCAGTGTGGCCGCCACCACTGACCGTCAGGCAAATCCGCTGTTGCAGGACGTCAACATCGGCTGGCTCCAGCAGTACCGCACCAATGCCCCGGCGCGCGTCCTCAAGGACGGCAAGGCCACCGGCAAAATTGTCATCGGCACTGGTGCGGAGGCTGACTACAACAACCTCGACGCCCTGGTGTTCGACGCCGTTGCCAACCTCATCGACCCGTGGCACCGCAAGGATCCGGGCATCGTGGTCATCCTCGGCAGCAACCTGGTTCACGACAAATACTTCCCGCTGATCAACAAGGAACAGCCCGCGTCCGAAAAGCTGGCCACCGACATGATCCTTTCGCAAAAGCGCATGGGCGGTAAGCAACCGGTTGAAGTCCCGTACGTGCCGGACGGTGCCGCGCTGGTCACCTCGCTGGCCAACCTCGCCATCTACTGGCAGATCGGCGGACGCCGCCGCTACGTGAAGGAGGCGCCAGAAAAGAACCGCATCGAGAATTACGAATCCAGCAACGACGCTTACGTCGTCGAGGATTACGGTCTCGGATGCCTGATCGAAAACATCGAGCTTGAGGGGGCGTAAGCCATGGCCAGCAGCCTCGCCAAGCAGCACTTCCAACGGGTCACTGCCGCCCTTGAGGCGGCAGCGACCGAGCCGACCCAAACCATGGCAGGCGCCACAGCTTACGAGCACCAGCTCAACCAGTTGCTGCAAGACCGCCTGCGCCTGAAACAGGTGCAATCGAACCAGGGTAAAGCCGAACTCAAACGCCAACTGCTGCCCGAGTACATCCCCTATGTGCAAGGCGTGCTGGACGCCGGCCAAGGCGCCCAAGACGAAGTGCTGACCACCATCATGGTATGGCGCTTCGATGCCGGCGACTTCACCGGCGGCCTCGACATCGCCCAGTACGTGCTGCAACACAAGATGGTCATGCCGGACCGCTTCGCCCGCACGCTGGGCTGTCTGGTCGCCGAAGAAGTCGCGACCGCCGCGTTCAAAGCGCAGAAAGTCGGCGAACCGTTCGACCTGGCCATCCTGCACCGCACCGCTGAGCTGACCGACGCCGAAGACATGCCGGATCAGGCACGCGCCAAGCTGTTTCTCGCCATGGGCCGCGCAACCTTGGAAGGCATCACCGATGAAACGCCCGGCCAACCCGGCCAGGTGCAGGCCGGCATCGACCTGCTGAAAAAAGCCATCGACCTGCACGACGCCTGTGGTGGCAAAAAGGATCTGGAGCGGGCCGAACGTCTGCTCAACAAACTCGCTGCCGCTGGCAGCTAACCGAGCGTCCCCACGCACCCCGCCGGCTCGGGGCGGATCGGCCAGGCCGCTCCTCCTGAACGTGAAGCCCCGACCACCGGCGACCTACAACAGAGCGCAGATTCATGAGCGGATTCGTAGCGGGCGGCAGCACTACTCCGGCCCCCAGCGGCCACATCAACACCGACCCCTTCTGGCCATCGATCGACCTCGACGACGTGCGCGGCACTTTGCGCATCGACTCCAGCGTCACGCCGATCCGTCTGGAAACCGCGACCATCGCCGCTGCTATCGGTGTGAACCGCGAGTTTGCCGCATGGCGCCGCGCCAAACAGGCCGAAGGCTATGCCACCCTCACAGACGTACCGGCCGAGCAGATCGAGGACAAATCTGAACTCGTTCACCTCTACCAGCGAGCGATCTATGCCGCGACCGGCGCGGAAATTTGCGAGCGCTACCGCTCCTACGACAGCACCAACAGCGGCAGCCAGAACGCCGAAGAACTGACCCCGAGCATCGATGAACTGCGCCGCGACCAGCGCTGGGCCGTGCGCGACTTCCTCGGCCTCGGCCGCACCACCGTGGAGCTGATCTGATGGCCATCAGCATGCGTGCCCAGCAGGGCGACACCGTGGATTCCCTGTGCTGGCGTCACTACGGCCGCACCGCCGGCGTGACCGAAGCAGTACTCGACGCCAACCCCGGACTCGCCGACCACGGCCCAATCTTGCCGCAAGGCCTTCTGGTGCAGATGCCCGAAGCCCAAGCCGCCGCCCCGCAACGGCAGATGGTGCAGCTATGGGACTGAAACGCCCGCACCGCGCCCTTGAACCCAACCACTCTGGATCATGGAATGAAACGCATGCCTGACCGTCCCGATACCTGGGCCTGGCTCGCCGCCTGGCTCGAACAGAACTGGCCCACCCTATACGCCGGCTTGTTGGCCCTGGTCATCGCGGGGCTTCGCGTCATTTACGGTGGTGGCACCTGGCGCCGAATGCTCATCGAAGCGCCGCTGTGCGGTGCCCTCGCCGTTTCCGTCAGCCATGGGCTGTCGCTGCTGGGGATACCCGTCTCCACCGCGCCATTCTTTGGCGGCGCCATCGGCCTGCTGGGCGTCGAAGGTACCCGCGCCGCAGCAAGGAAGTTTTTTACCCGCAAGGTAGAACAGCTCTGACCGCCCAATTTCCCAAGGAGGCAGCATGAAAAGCACACACGTAGCGCTTGTACAACGAGTCGAGCAGCTTGAGAAATTCCGAGCAGAAGTTCTGACAATTTGCGAGAGCGGCAAACATCGAATCAAGCACACACAGTTACAGATGTGCAGCTTTCTCGATCGCCTTAAGAGCCTGGCGCTTGAAGCAGAACGCTCCAACTGCCCAGACAACTCAGAAGTGCTGCAGATCGAAGCCGACGCCCGCCGCATCTATGAGAGTTGGGCAGACAAACCGGGGTTCGTTCCTTGGGAGGTCGGTGGAAATTCGACCATGCAGGAAGTCGCGAGAGCCGAGGCTCGGCGGCTTTGTTCCGAGGCATCCAGCAATAACCCACCCACCTGCTGAGGGCCAACGCATGACTACCACCTTACGTCATGGGGATCGCTCGCAAGCGGTGCGTAGCCTGCAAAAGAACCTCAACCAACACGGCGCCAAGCTGGAAATCGACGGTGATTACCGCGATGCCACAGAGGCCGCCGTGCGTGCTTATCAGCTCAAAGTCGGTTTGGTCGTCGACGGAGTCGCGGGCAACAAAACGCAGGCCGCGCTCGCCGGTAATGACTGCCAGCAGTTGCTGAGAAACGCCGATCTGGTCAGTGCTGCCGAGCGCTTGGGCGTGCCGCTGGCCAGCGTCTATGCCGTCAATGAAGTCGAGTCCAAGGGCAATGGCTTCCTCGACAATGGCAAGCCGGTGATTCTGTTCGAACGCCACATCATGTACCGCCAACTGTCGAAGGTTCGGCATGATGGCGACGATCCCACGGCGCTCAAACTACACGCTGACCAGTTGGCGGCGACCAACCCTGCAATCGTCAATCCAAAATCGGGTGGCTATGCCGGCGGCAGCGCCGAACACCAGCGCCTGGCAACCGCTCGCTTGATCGATGACACCGCCGCACTGGAGTCCGCCTCTTGGGGTGCTTTCCAGATCATGGGCTTTCACTGGCAGCGCCTGGGCTATAGCAGCGTACAGGCTTTTGCCGCTGCCATGAGCGCTGGCGAGTCGCAGCAGTTCGATGCGTTCGTCCGGTTCATCGAGACCGACCCGGTGCTGCACAAGGCGCTGAAAGGCCGCAAATGGGCCGAATTCGCCAAGCTCTACAACGGGCCTGACTACCAGCGAAATCTGTACGACATCAAACTCCAGCGCGCCTACGAGCGGCACGACGACTGCGGATGTGGTCAGGCGGTGGCCGCATGATCGACTTCGACGCGGTTCAGCTGCTGAATGTGCAAGACGGTGATCTGCTGGTGGTACCAGAGGACAGTGATCAGCAAGACATGGTGCAGCTGCGCGACGCGCTCCGCATTCAGGATCCTCGCCGCAAAGTCATCATCATTCGCGGCCCGGTCCAGCACATGGACATTGGCGACATGAACCAACTCGGTTGGTACCGGGCGTGAGTACCCTGCGGCAAGCCTTGCTTGGTATTGCGCTGCTGGCAGCTCTTGGATTGCTGATCTGGTGCCAGGAGCTGCGTATCAGCGGCGCGAACAAGGACACCCAATTGGCCGAGCAGGACGCCAGCCATGCGCGCGAACAAGCCGAACGCAACCTCGCGAACGCCAATGCGTTGCGCGACACCCTGCAACACGAACGCAACGCCCAGACCACCCTGCGCACGCAACAGGATCAACTGCGCCAAGGCCTGGCAAAGCGCGAACTCACCATTGAGGCTTTGAAACGTGAAAATGCCGAATTACGCGATTGGGCTACCCAGCCTATGCCTGATGCTGCTCGCCGGCTGCGCAAGCGCCCCGCCCTCACCGGCGCCGACGCTTATCGTCAGTGGCTGTCCAGCCGTAGTTCACTGCACTCTACCGGCGACCAGCCCGCGCAATAACGGCGATCAACTGACTGATCAGGATCGAGTCGAAGCCGCTTGGGCAGAATGCGCAAGCCAGGTGGACATGATTTATCAACACCAGCAGGCCCGACGATGAACAAGCCCGACAGCCTGAAAGCCCACCTGCTCGCCACTGTGGCCGAACTCAAACACAACCCCGACCGACTGTTAATCTTCATAGACAACGGCAAGATCCGCTGCACGGCCGCGCAGACGCTTTCTTTCGAATACAGCTTCGACCTGCAGGTCATCCTCACCGACTTCGCCGGCCACCCCGACAGCGTTATGTTGCCGCTGCTCGGTTGGTTGAGCGTTCACCAGTCCGAACTGCTGGAGAACCTGAGCAAAGCCTCAGACGGCATCCAGTTCGAGGCCGACATCCTCGACAACAGCAAGGTCGATATGAGCCTGACGCTGCCCCTGACCGAGCGTGTCGTGGTGGGCAAGGACGATCAGGGCAACACCACCATTCGCCATCCTGGCGAGCCGCAGCGGGCTGCTGACTTTCTAAATCCGAACTGGATACCCGGCGCGCAAGGCACCGGCAGTGAATGGGTACTACCGCAATGACCAACCGGCTGGAAGCGCTGGAGGACTGGGCGGCGGGATTGCTTGGGCAGCTTGAGCCGGCATCGCGCAACAAGCTGGCTCGCAGTCTCGGTCAGGCGGTGCGTCGTAGCCAGCAGCAGCGAATCATTGCCCAGCAGAACCCGGATGGCAGCAAGTACACGCCGCGCAAGCAACGCAACCTGCGCCGTAAACAGGGTCGGGTGAAGCGTAAGGTGAAGATGTTTCGGAAGCTGCGCACGGCGAGCTTTTTTAAGGTTCAGGGCGACAGTAACGCTATCAGTGTCGGATTCGCGGGCCGAGTCGCCCGCATTGCCAGGGTTCATCAGTACGGACTAAAAGATCGAGCTGCACCCGCGGCGCCTGAAGTGAAATTCGAGCAGAGAGCAATCCTTGGCTTTACCGATGCCGAACTGGATCTTATTAGGGACCAGATGCTTATTTACTTTGCTTCTCGAATGTAATTATTTCCCTTCAAGCGTTTTTATTTCAGTCGAAAACCGGTAAAAACCATCTGAGCGGGGTAAAAGGAAACCATCGTAGCAAGGGAGCAGGTTAAAAGATGAAAAAGACTTTCAAGGCACATTGCCCTCGTTGCGACGGGGAAAGGATCTGCTGGATACACGGTGAGTTTGAAAAACCATGGGATTGGGACGACGGCCAGCACTCCATGTGGGGGCAGAGTGACTATAAGTTAGCTCAGTGCTGTGGTTGCGAGGAAGTTTTCTTTCATGAAAGCAGCTGGGATTCGGAGGATCGAGATTACGAGTACGATCCAAGAACAAGCCAGGAAGTCGCCGTATTTCCGCGCACTATTACTACATTTCCTGCACCGAAAAAGGAAAGCAAACAACCTGACTGGGTTTGGGATATCGCAAAAATCGACCCACAGCTGTTTACAATTTTGAGCGAAATGTATCAAGCATATGAGCATGGCGCATTCATTCTTGCATCAGTTGGTTTGAGGACGGCTTTTGACCGTACAACCGAAGTGCTTAAGATCGATCCAGAACTGACATTGAAAGAAAAGGTCGCCCTACTTCTTAACGACGGATATATAGGCGATACCGAATCCCAAACACTGGGAGTAGTCACAGATGCTGGAAGCGCCGCCGCACACCGAGCTTGGGCGCCTACACAAAAAGAGTTTGAAACGTTATTGAAAACACTCGAGCTTTTCATTCAGCACACGGTAGTTAGTGGCAAGTCGGCTTTGAATGTTGCAGATAGCATTCCAAAGCGCCCTCCCAAAAAACAAAAACCGAATAAAAAACCTAACGAGTAACCCTAATCTTGTAGGACTTGGACCTACAACACTTCGAAGCTGCGTTGTCGCCCGCATGGCGCCACCATCGGCGCCATGAACGACTTAGCCACCCTCGCCCGCCTGATCGAAAATCTCATCCGCCTCGGCACCATCGCTGCCGTCCAGATGAGCCCCCCTCGTGCGCAGGTCAAAACCGGAACCCTCACCACCGGCTGGCTCCCATGGATTGCCGCCCGGGCCGGTGCCGACCGCGAGTGGAATCCTCCAACCGAAGGCGAGCAGGTCATCCTCTTCAGCCCCTCCGGCCAACTCGGTAACGGCATCATTCTGACAGGCCTGTTCAGCGACAACATCCCGGCCAACGGCGGCCGCGAAGGCCTTCACCGCCGCACCTACCGCGACGGAACCGTCATCGAATACGACAGCGTCGCGCACCATCTCAACGCCACGCTGGCCGAAGGCGGCACAACCAACCTGATTAGCACCGGCGGTATCCACATCGTCGGCCCGATCACTCATGAAGGCGACTACACCCAGACCGGCAACCAAAATATCACCGGGATGGTCACCGTTTCCGAAGACGTCATCGCGGCCAGCATCAGTCTTGTGAAGCACCTGCACGGCGGCGTCATGCCTGGCGGCGCCAAGACAGGGAAACCGGAATGAACCGAGAAACCGGCGCAGCCCTCGGCCTAGTCGAGCACATCGCCCAGTCCATCACCGACATCCTGACTACCCGCATCGGCACCCGCGTCATGCGCCGCGAATACGGCAGTCTCCTGCCCGAACTGGTAGATCAGCCGTTCAACGACTTCACTCGCCTGCAGGTCTACGCGGCCACCGTCATGGCCCTGATGCGCTGGGAAACCCGCATCAGCCTTAGCCGTATCCAGTTCATCGGTGCGAACCTTCAGGGTCAAGCGTCTTTAGAGTTTGAAGGCACCATCGTCGACAATAATCAGCCGCTGAGCCTGAGCGTTCCTCTGCAACTGGGTGCCAGCGTATGAACAACTTCACGGCGATCGACCTCAGCCAACTGCCCGCGCCGCAAGTCGTCGAACAGATCGATTACGAACAGATCCTCGCCGAGCGCAAGGCCTACGCCGTCAGCCTCTGGCCCGCCGAGGAGCAAGCCGAGATCGCTGCACGTCTCAACATGGAGTCGGAACCGCTCACCAAACTACTCGAGGAAAACGCCTACCGCGAAACCGTCTGGCGTCAGCGCGTCAATGAAGCATCCGTGGCCAATATGCTCGCCCTGGCCAAAGGCACCGACCTCGAACAGCTAGCCGCCAATTTCAACGTCAAGCGTCTGGTGATTCAGGCTGCCAATCCGACAGCCGTGCCGCCACTTCCCAAGCTGATGGAAAGTGACGATAGCCTGCGCGAACGCGCGCAAATGGCCTGGGAAGGCCTCAGCACCGCCGGCCCGCGCAATGCCTACATTTTCCACGCCCGTTCCGCTGACGGTCAGGTCGCCGACGCCACCGCCGAAAGTCCGGCGCCGGCCGAGGCGGTGGTTACCGTGCAATCGGTGCTGGGGGACGGTACACCCACGCAAGCACTTCTCGACAGAGTCGAGGCCTATCTCAGTGATGACGACCGGCGACCAGTCGCGGATCGCCTGACCGTGCAAGGCGCGGAAATCGTCAACTACCGGGTCAAAGCCAAGATCTATCCGCTGACCAGCGGCCCGGAAAACGAACTCGTACTCGCCGCAGCCGAGGCCCAATTGCTCAAGTTCGTGCACCAACGGCGACGCCTGGCACTGGAGGTTTCCGAATCAATCGTGCACGCCGCGCTGCACGTAGAGGGTGTGCGCAAGGTTGTACTGGAAGACTGGGAAGACATCGTCGCCACCAAATACCAGGCACCGTATTGCACGAGCGTCGAACTGTTGCTGGGGGTTGAGTGATGACCTGTCAGCCACTGTTGCCTGGCAACTCGACCCCTCTGGAACGCCAAGCCGCGCAGGCATTGGCAGAAATTCAACGCGTACCGATTCCGCTGCGTACGCTCTACAACCCTGACCAGTGTCCGATGCCCTTGCTGCCGTATCTGGCTTGGGCGTTCTCGGTTGATCGCTGGGACAGCAAGTGGCCGGAATCCGCCAAACGTGCAGCGATTCGCGCGGCCTACTACATCCACTCACGCAAGGGCACTATCGGCGCCTTGCGCAGGGTGGTCGAGCCGCTGGGGTATCTGATCGAAGTAGCGGAGTGGTGGCAAACCCCTTCACCCGGCACGCCCGGGACCTTTGCCTTGCGCATCGGTGTACTCGACTCCGGCATCACCGAAGCGATGTACCAGGAACTTGTCTGGCTCATCGACGACGCTAAACCCCTCACCCGCCACCTGACCGGCCTCGACATCGTCCTTGAAACCCGACTCGACGCGTTCGTTGGATTCGCCGTTTACGACGGCGACGAAATTGACGTGTACCCCTGGAACAACCCGGACATCGATGTTGCGATCCAGGGCTACAGCGGCGTGAGCCTTTACACCCTCGACGAACTGGATGTGTACACCCATGGTTGATCAAAACTCTATTTTCGGCGGCATGATGACGACGCTGGGCGCCGCCAAGAAAACCAACTGCGATGCCCTCGGCATTCCGTGGGAACCGCGCTACATGCTAATCGGTGACGCCAACGACACCGACCCGGTGCCCAGTCCGACACAGACCAAGTTGATCAACCAACGCTACCGCGCCCAGCTCAATCAGTTGCGTGTATCACCGACGGACGCCAATGTCCTGATCGCCGAACTGGTACTACCACCGGACGTGGGCGGCTGGTGGATTCGCGAGCTGGCCCTCGAAGACAAAGACGGCGTTTTCAGCGCGGTGGCCAATGCGGCGCCGAGCTACAAGCCGTTGCTGGCGCAAGGCTCGGGGCGTAATCAGGTGGTGCGGATGCACATCATCACTAGTGGGACGTCGAACATTCAGTTGAAGATTGACCCGTCGGTGGTGCTGGCCACACGGAGCTATGTCGACGCGCAGATTTTGGGGGTTCTCCCGCCAGACAAGGTTGCCGGTACCTATACCAAAGTCACGATCAACGCTCGCGGCGTTGTGCAAAGCGGCTCTAATCCAACCACGCTGGCCGGTTATGGCATTACTGATGCGTTGACCACTTCGGGTGGCGACGTGACCGGCAATATCCGCATGTTTAACGGCAGCAGCCTTGATGTCATCGCAGCAGCCGTGCCGTCCTGGGAAGGTGGTGTGCATGCGCGAAGCAACGCCAGTGACAGCCCTGTTTTGGGAGGGCTGGGCGCATGGGGTAATAACAACTCTCTCAACTGCGTCTACATGGGCCTGGGCCAGACACCGTGGGCCACCGGTACGGGTAACGGGGTGCGGGTCACGTCGGCCGGGGTCTATGTCGAGGGCGTGCTGTATGGCAATGGTGGCGGGCTGTCGGCCCTGAACTGGTCAACGCTGGTCGCCACACCGACCTCGTTGGCCGGTTACGGGATCGGCATAGCCAGTCAGACAGAGGCCGAGACTGGAGCAGACACCAACAAGCCCATGACGGCCTTGAGGGTGTTCCAGGCGATCAACGCCAAAGTTGTACAGGCCTCTGAAAGCATATTGGGGCTTGTTCGCATCGCGTCCCAGTTGGCAGTCAATACAGGGACGGATGACAGCACGGCCGTGAGTCCCAAAAAGCTGCGTGCGGGCGTTTCGATGTTGATCGGCGTAAACGGCTACATCGCGCTTCCGACGTGGCTGGGTGGCTTGATTCTGCAATGGGGCGTATTGACCGATATTCCTCAAGCTTCAGCGGGCCTCAGTGACGTAGGGCCTGTTCGCGATGTGTCCTTCCCTGTGTCCTTTCCGAACGCGGCCTTGCGTGTGTTTGCCTGTATGGACTTCACGACCATGTCGACGACAGGCGCGTTCGCACCGGGAGCGCTCATCATTTCCAAGTCGGTACTGAGGCTGCAAAACAACTACACCGCTTCACCGGGCCGAATCTCCTGGTGGGCCATCGGAAACTGAGGGCAATCATGTCAATTTTTTATCACGCGGCAACCCGCAGCTTTTTCAACACCGTCACCCACTCAGTCAAAAGCATTCCGGCAGATGCCGTGGAAATCTCTCGAGACCTGCACGCTTACCTGCTGGAAGGTGAAGCAGCCGGTAAAACAATCCGAATCAACGTGGATGGACAACCCGAACTGGTTGAAACAGAAGTTGATCCGCAAGCGAAGTTGATGCTGGAACGAGCATGGCGAGACGCTGAAATTGTCCGGGTGACCTGGTTACGTGATCGCCACAGAGATGAAATCGAGCTGGGCGCACCGACGACAATTACCGGCGAGCAATATTCCGAACTGCTGGCTTACATCCAGGCACTGCGAGATTGGCCGGCCCATTCGGACTTCCCCGATACGCTGACTCGGCCTGCCGCCCCGACGTGGATAGCTGGCGCCTTCTGAATCCCCGCCCAACCCTGTACTGACCCCGCCTACAACCCTGCGCGCTCGCCCATCCGGCGCGCGCGCGGCAGCCTGTGCACTGTCATCCCATTTACTGCGCAGGCAAAACCATGGCCGATTATCTTCACGGCGTGCGGGTGCTCGAACTCAACGACGGCACCCGCCCCATTCGCACCATCCCTACCGCTGTCATTGGCCTGGTCTGCACAGCCGACGACGCCGATGCAGCAGCTTTCCCACTGGACACCCCGGTACTGCTGACCAATGTGCAGACCGCCATCGCGAAGGCTGGCGTGAAAGGTACTCTCGCGGTCAGCCTGCAAGCCATCGCTGACCAGACCAAACCCTACACCATCGTCGTACGCGTGAAGGAAGGCGCTACAGAGGCAGAAACGACGTCAGCCCTGATCGGCTCCACCACCGCCGATGGCAAATACACCGGTATGAAAGCGTTACTCGCTGCCAAGGCCAGAGTCGGCATGGTGCCGCGCATCCTCGGTGTGCCAGGCCTCGACAGCCAGCCGGTAGCCACCGCCTTGGTCAGCATCGGCCAACAGTTACGCGCCTTCAACTATGTCAGTGCCTGGGACTGCAAAACCAAAGAAGAAGCAGTCGCCTATCGCGAGAACTTCGGTGCCCGTGAAGTGATGGTGATCTGGCCAGACTTCCAGAACTGGGATACCACGACCGACAAAACCGTGAAGGCTTCTGCCGTCGCCCGTGCCCTTGGATTACGCGCCAAGATTGACCAGGAAGTGGGCTGGCACAAAACCCTTTCCAACGTCGCCGTGAACGGCGTCACCGGGATCAGCGCTGACGTGTTCTGGGATCTGCAAAACCCGGCCACCGATGCCAACTACCTCAACGGCAACGAAGTCACCACCCTGATCAACGAAAGCGGCTTCCGGTTCTGGGGCAGTCGCACGTGCAGCGACGATCCACTATTCGCCTTCGAGAACTACACGCGTACAGCGCAGATCCTCGCCGACACCATGGCGGAAGCGCAGATGTGGGCCATCGACAAGCCCATGAACCCTTCCCTGGTGCGCGACATCATCGAGAGCAACAACGCCAAATTCCGCGAGCTAACGGCCAACGGCTACCTGCTCGGTGGCAGTTGCTGGTACCCGGAAGACGTCAACGACAAAGACACCCTCAAGGCCGGCAAGCTGTACATCGACTACGACTACACGCCTGTACCACCGCTGGAAGATCTCACGCTGCGGCAGCGCATCACTGACCGCTATCTCATCAACTTCGCCGCCAAAGTAAACAGCTGAGCCGGAACTCCCCGAGGGGAGTCAACCCGTGCCTGAGTACCGGAGAACACCGCCATGGCCATGCCACGCAAGCTCAAAAACCTGAACCTCTTCAACGACGCCAACAACTACGTGGGCGTGGTCAAGTCGGTCACCCTGCCCCCGCTCGGCCGCAAGATGGAAGCCTATCGCGGGGGCGGCATGAACGGTCCAGTCAAGGCTGACCTAGGCTTCTCCGACGACGGCATCCAGTTCGAATGGAAAACAGGCGGCCTGGATCTGATTTCCCTGAAACAGTTTGGCGCGGTCAATGCTTCGGGTGTTGCCCTGCGTTTCTCTGGACCTTTCCAGCAGGACGATACTGGCGAAACCAGTACGGTTGAAGTCGTCATGCGCGGGCGTCACGAAACCATCGAGATGGGTGACGCTCAGCCAGGTGAGGACACCGAGCACAGCATGACCACCACCTGCAGCTACTACAAATTGACCGTCGACGGCGAAGAGATCATCGAGATTGATCTGCTCAACTTCATCGAGAAGGTCAACGGCGTGGACATGCTGGAGAAACAGCGCACCGCGATGGGCCTGTAATTAACCTCTGCCCTCGATCGAGGGCGGTTCACCCTGCAATTTGGAGCAACACATGAAACCTGAAGAAACCACCGAAGTTTTGCCGGCCGTCGAAGACAACACCGTCACCCTCGACACACCAATCAAACGGGGCAATACCACCATCGACACCATCACCTTGCGCAAGCCTGCCTCGGGCGAGCTGCGTGGCGTTCACCTGGTAGATCTGCTGAACCTTGATGTCGGCGCCCTGCTCAAGGTTCTGCCACGCATTACCTCGCCCAGCATCACCACACCAGAAGCTGCCGCCATGGACCCGGCCGACCTGCTCGCCTGCGGCAACAAGGTCGCGCATTTTTTGTTGCAGAAGTCGGTGAGGACGGACGCCTCCCTCGTTGCGTAGAGGACGCCATGGCCGATCTGGCCGTGGTTTTTCACTGGGCACCGGCTGACATGGACCAGCTGGGCCTGCAAGAGCTGATGGACTGGCGTGAGCGCGCCAGGGTGCGGAGTTCCACCGATGGCGAATGATCTGAAACTTCAGGTACTGCTCAACGCGATTGATCGGGCGAGCGGTCCCCTGAAGGCCATCGACAAGGGCAGCATTGGTGCTGCCCGGGCACTCAAGGAAGCGCGCGACAGGCTCAAGGAACTCAACGCCCAGCAGAAAGACGTCAGCGCCTGGCGCACCCAGCGCGCCGCCGCTGAACAGACCGAAACTGCGCTTACCTCGGCCCGTGATAAGGTCCGTGCACTCAGCCAACAGTTTGCCGCCACTGGCGTTCCGACCAAGGCTCTGGCCAAGGACTTCCGCACGGCCGTGCGCGAGGCTCAGCGGCTCAAGGAACAGCACCAGCAACAGTCGGAACAGTTGCAGGCGCTACGCTCGAAACTGTACGGCGCCGGGATCAGCACCAAGGACCTCGGCACGCACGAGCGTCAGCTGCGCGAGCAGATCGGCGCTACCAATGCGAGCATCAGTGAACAGGGCAATCGGCTGGCAGCATTGAATGCGCAGCAGAAGCGCATGGCGATCGAGCGCAACAGGCTGGCGAAGACTCAAAGTCTGGCCAGCGATATGGCAGTCAACGGTGCCGCCGGTTTAGGGGCAGGCTATGCGATCAGCCGCCCGTTGAAACAAGCAGTGGATGCATTCGCGCCGAACGAGGATTCGGCTACTCAGCTGAAGGTGTCGATGATGGACGACACCGGCAAGGTCGCTGAGGACTTTCAAAAAATCACCGACCTCGCGACGAAACTGGGCGACCGCCTGCCAGGCACTACCGCCGACTTTCAGGAAATGATGACGATGCTGCGCCGCCAAGGCCTCAGCGCGCAGAGCATCCTTGGAGGTACCGGCGAAGCGGCGGCATACCTGGGCGTGCAGTTGAAGATGCCGGTGACTGAGGCCGCCGAGTTCGCGGCGAAGATGCAGGACGCCACCCGCACGTCTGAGAAGGACATGATGGCGCTGATGGACACCATACAGCGTGGTTTCTACTCGGGCGTCGACTCGACCAACATGCTGCAGGGCTTCAGCAAGATTGCCCCGGTGATGGATACGATCAAGAAATCCGGGATTGACGCCGCTAATGAGCTGGCACCGTTGCTGATCATGATGGATCAAGCCGGAATGGAAGGTGGTTCGGCCGGTAACGCGTTCCGCAAAATCTTCCAAGCGGGCTTGGACAAAGATAACGTCGGCAAAGCCAACAACATCGCCAAGGCAACCGGCAAGGACGTGTCGTTCAAATTCACGGACGACAAAGGCAACTTCGCGGGCCTTGAAAATCTCTACGCTCAGGTTGAAAAACTGAAAGCGTTCAACGATGAAGACCGTGGCGCCATCATCAAAAAGCTGTTCGGTGACGACGCCGAGACACTGACCACTCTCAACACCATGATGAACAAAGGGCTGGCCGGTTATCGCGAGGTTCAGCAAAAGCTCCAGAGCCAGGCCGACCTGCGTACTCGGGTCAACGAGCAACTCGGCACGCTGACCAACGTTATGGAAGCTGCCGAGGGCAGTTTTACCAACGCCATGGCCGAGTTCGGCGCCGCCGTCGCGCCCGAACTCAAGGAACTGATCAACACCCTGGGCGAAGTTGCAAACAAGGTCGGTGCTTGGGCACGGGAGAATCCGAAACTCGCCGGCGGGCTGGTCAAAGTCGTAGCCCTGGTGGCCGGCCTCTCGATCGTATTCGGTGGCTTGGCAATTGGCATGGCCAGCTTGCTCGGCCCCTTCGCCGTGATTCGCTATGGCATGGCAATGTTTGGCATGCAGGGTGGTGGCACGCTACGAATCATGCAGAAGCTGATGCCCACCATCACCGGTCTGGCCCGCAATGCACTCCCGATGCTGGGCCAGGGTGTTCGATTGCTCGCCAGCATTTTCAGCGGCGCACTGGTGACCGCCCTGCGAACCGTCAGCATTGCGCTCTGGGGTTTGGCCGCCAACCCGGTGGTGCTGGCCATCGCGGCGATTGTCGCAGTACTCGCCGGTGCGGCTTATCTGATCTACACCAACTGGGACGCGGTGAAACTCTACTTCGCCAACGCTTGGACTGAGATCAAAGCCGGGTTCAGCGGAGGCATTGGCGGCATCATCACAACCCTCGCCAACTTCAGCCCCATTGGACTGATTTACCAGGCTTTCGCCGGGGTGCTGAGTTACCTCGGTGTGGATCTACCAAGTCGCTTTACCGAGTTCGGCAACATGATCGTCAACGGCCTGGTCAACGGGTTGCTGGCGGGATTGGGGCAGATCAAGAACGCTGTCAGTTCGGTCGCTGATTCGGCGATCAACATGTTCAAGGAAAAGCTCGACATCCACAGCCCTTCCCGCGTGTTCACCGCGCTCGGCGGCTTTACCATGGCCGGCCTGACCCAAGGTCTGGAAGGTGGCCAGGATGGCCCACTGGGCGCAATCACCGACATGGGCAAGCAAATTGTATCTGCCGGGCAACGTGCGCTCGGCGCCGTGGCTGGCCCGCTCGGCGCCATTGGACTGCCGCAGTTGCCGACTGGCGCCGCCGCATCCTCTTCAGTGTCGATCGACAATCGCGCGCCCATCAGTCCGGCACCGGCCGCAGCCTACGACAGTCACGACACCTACGAAATCAACATCCACACCACGCCCGGCATGGACGAGCGCGCCATCGCCCGCGCCGTGCGCGCCGAGCTGGCCCGCGTCTCCAGCGAAAAGAGCGCCCGCCAGCGCAGCCGACTGTCCGACCTGGAGTAACACGCCATGATGCTTGCCCTGGGCATGTTCGTTTTCAGCCTCTCCACCGCCGCCTACCAAGAACTGCAGCGCCAAACCGAATGGCGCCACGCGAGCAGCAACCGCGTCGGCGCCGCGCCGGCTCGCCAGTTCGTCGGCCGTGGTGATGACTCCATCACCCTACCCGGCATCATCCTGCCGGAACTCGCCGGCAGCGCCCTCAGCCTCGACGCTTTGCGCCTGATGGCCAACACCGGCAGGGCGTGGCCAATGGTCGAAGGCAGCGGCCGGATCTACGGCCTATGGATCATCGAAAGCCTGAGCGAAACCAAGACGATCTTCTTCCGAGACGGCACGCCACGCCGCATCGAGTTCACCCTCAGCCTCAAGCGCATCGATGACGACCGTATCGACCTGATCGGCGCCGGTACCAGCGCCGGAGTCAGCATCATGAGGACGCTGCTGTGATCGATGCCGCCCTCTCCCGCGTCACCGGTTTTCTGGACAAGACTATCGAGCGCTACAAGCGCGACGCGGCTTATCCGGTACCGGCGTTTCGTATTACCGTCGATGGCAACGACATCGCCCAACTGATCAGCCCCCGCCTGATGAGCTTGGACCTGACCGACAACCGTGGCATCGAGGCGGATCAACTCAGCATCACCCTCAGCGACCATGACGGGCTGCTGGCGATCCCACCCAAGGGCGCGGTGGTTCGATTGTGGCTGGGCTGGAGCGATACAGGACTTGTCGACAAAGGCACCTACACAGTCGATGAAACCGAACACTCCGGCGCGCCTGACGTGCTGAGCATTCGCGCGCGCTCCGCCGATCTGCGCAAAGGCCTGAAGACCAAGCGCGAACGCAGTTGGAGCAACACCACGCTCGGCGACGTGCTGGGCGATATCGCCCTGGGCAACGGCCTGACCTCGACCATTGCCGGCGCCCTCGACGGCTTGCCGATTCTGCAACTGGACCAGGCCAACGAATCCGACGCCAACCTGATCAGCCGCATCGGTGAAGAATTCGACGCGGTGGTCAGCGTCAAGGCCGGCTGCCTGCTGTGCCTGCCCGCCGGCGGGGGCAAGACCGCCAGCGGCGCCGAGCTGCCCCACATCACCCTCACCCGCGCCGACGGCGATCAGCACCGCTACCTGCAAGCCGACCGCGACAGCTACGACGGCGTGCGGGCCTACTTCTACGACGTGAACAGCGCCAAGAAACAGGAAGCCATTGCCGGCGGTGGCGAGAATCTTAAGGACCTGCGGCATACCTACAGTGACCGGCAATCTGCCCTGCGTGCTGCACGGGCCGAGTTCAACCGCCTGCAACGCGGTAGCGCGACGCTCAGCTATACACTGGCCATGGGCCGGCCGGATCTGATACCTGAGCTGACCTATACGCTTGAGGGGGTGAAGCCGGAGATTGACGAGATTGTTTGGTACGGGGGGAATGTTCAGCACACGCTCAGTGCTGACAACGGCTACACCGTCAGCCTTGAGTTGGAGAGCAAGTTACCGGAGGACACCGTTGAGGATTTGACGGAGGAGAGCAAGGAAGACTTCACGGGGATCATCGCTTACTACCGCGAAGAAAGTACCGGGAAGGAAAAGATGGTGACGGCTGGAGATCAGAGTAAGCCGCGACGATTGCGCTGGTTGTATGCTACGGAGAAGACGGCCAAGCGGGCCGTCGTTCGCGAATGGACGCGGTTATAAGGAATTCAACAGGGTGAGGAAGAGGCTAACCTCCTCCCCCAATAATCTATTTCTTGAAGCTATCGATATGCTTTAGTGCGGCGTCCACAGCTTGACACCCCTCCGAAAACTGAACCCGCCTGAATCCAAAACCTGTACCCGCCTCAAACATTAGTTTCAACTTCAAAAGAACATCGCGCTCTTCTAGGATAACCAACACAGCGCCACCAATTGAAAACCTTCTACGAACTATCGAGTTAAACTTCTGCAAAGTTGCACCACTCGCAGAACTTAAAAACAACTCCAACTCATCAACCTTAACATACTTAAACAATGGCATTTGAAAACTAAGAGCCATCTCCCGAAGCACTGTAAGCTCTTTATCATCACTCCATCCACTCAAGCGCTGAATAAAGTCTTTTTCAGACTCATACTTCCTGACAGCAGTGTCAAACTCCGTCAATAGCTCATCAAGCTCAGGAGAATACGACCTCCCCTGTCTCACATAAAATTCTTCTCCTGTCACTTCAAAGGCATACCCATCTGCCCCCAAGAATTTTCGCCACTTAACAACAGATTCTTTAAAAATCTCCAACATCTTATCTAACGGGACTGGAGTCCCCCCCATACTTGAATCATAAGCAAACTCATAAATGATGGTTGCAAGTTTTTTAATATCGCAGACACCCGGCACTGGCTTTCGAACAGCATCAACAACCTCATCAAAATATGCGAGATAATCGACCTCACTCATTTCTGTCCGTTCAAGCAATCGTTCGTACACCTCACAAATGGGGCGATTCGAGTAGTCGACATGACCATCAGTAATCACGAGCGACCTCTTGAGATCATCAACTTCTAGTTTATCAAACAAAATATAGTCAAGCACAAAGCCATTTCTTGAAGAGCCATTACAAACAAACGAAGGTATAGACTGAACAAAAACATCCTCATCGGACAATGCAACTGAGTTTCTATCTTTCATCACTATATCTAGTTGCCGATCATAACAACCATTGCAAATACTTTTCAAAGTTGCTCTTTGTTCTGCAGTCTTTTTGCCACGTATCTTAGATGTTAGAGAAGCAAGAAAAACAACTTGATAAAGCATAGCCAAGAACTGCGAACTAATAACATCCTCAGATCCAATTGACACTTTATACAAATGGATTCGCCTAAGTAACTCAAGTGACGTAGAAATAGTCCTCACATTTTTGATTTCGAAAAAATTAACGACCGGCATCAAATGCGTTTCTACAATGGCAGACAATTCCTCAGCCAAATCAGTGCAAACAATTTCTAGCGAAAGTTTCAGAGCATCTGCACAGGACATCCTGATTGGCACATCTCTCCATATATTCTTTTCGTAAATAGCGGCGTGAACTGACCCTTGGACTATCTTTGCCTCGTCCAAAAGCATAATTACTTTACGAGACTTATACTCTGAAAAGTAATTGATTTCCGACCATGCCTTGAGAAAATTCGAATCAGACAATCTGTCTAGATCATCAAAACACAATATATAACCTTCCAGAGCATCAATTATTCTTTTTTTGACTGCCCCTCCAACTGCCATTACCGCTGCGCCTATCACACCAGCGCTTTTTGGATCAGAAGTAATACTCGTAAACAATCCAGTCAGCAGCGCACCTGCACCGCTCTTCGAGTTATCATCAACGTCTTTGATACCAGACAACTCTTCTATTAGAAAATCGTCCAACCCTTTACCTGAAACCCCATATGAGTACAGAGAAACATACAAACACTTCCTCCCTCCACCTTCAATTATTTTTCTTATGGTATTTTTGAACAAATGGGTTTTCCCGCTCCCCCACTCCCCGGTAATAGCCAGAGCACCACTTCTCTTTGAGTTGAAATACTCCCCTAAAACCTCAGACCAATAACAACTTACATCGTCAAAATCATTCATTTTCTGCCACCAAAATTATAAATTAAGCGGTAACAATCAACCTTTGCACTCAAAAATCAGTAAAAAAAGAGAGCAAATATCAAAAACAGCTCCGGAATGATTGCCGGAGCCACTTCCAAACTCGCTTACTTTGATGACTGCGCAAACGCCTCCATGATTCTCAGCACATCCTGAAGCTGCTGGTCATCCAGCTTTGCCAGAAGGTGCAAAAAAAGATGCTCCAAAGGGGTAAGGTTTTCCATCGTGCGTACTCCATTTCCTTGTGATGGGCGGGGTACTTTCGCAGCACCTGAACCGCCCGGGAGTCACCTATTCTCAGCACGTTTTTCTGTGCCACCAGCCCCACCAAATCATTTAGGACTGGACCGAATGGGTGTCGCTACCGAGATGGTCACTCCCCAAGCTACGCACCACGTTGGAAATGTAAGTAGCAGTATCACCAGCCTTTACAGTGTCGGTGGCAACGTCAGGTATACGCCGTTTTCTCCCCACCCTTGCAGGTTCCCCTTGGCGTCAACAACGTAGTACTCGCCGAAGTCGTTCCCGGGCTCATCCAGGCGCAACCCACCATCAGGTAGCTTCTTTGCCTGGTAGCTATTGGTGTTTTTTCCGCCGCTTGGAAAAATCGAATCGATCGTGTATTTCCCGTTGCGCTTGTACAGAACCATCAGGTGGCCGAGGGCACCGTCACGCAGCCAACTTCCGATTTTGTCCGGATACCCGGCAAGGTCCAACGTCTTCAACGCTTGGTAATCTTTTGCGCTTAAGCCAATGAGAGAACTCTTATAGTCCGGGTCAAAACTGGCATTGGCCCAGTAGGCCTTGTCGGTCTGCCCCTCGACTCTGAAGCCGATGAAAGTCGCTTTGGCCTTAAATTTTGTATCTGCGCGGACCGCCTTAGCCACGTCTGCCAGCTCCGCATCACTCAAGCGCTTTGGCAGCAGGATTTCGACTTTACGGGGGCGTCCCTCTTGGAATTCGTCCTTCGTAATCGAATACGATTTCGGCGCAACGCTCTGCGTGACCTTCTCGACGGGCTTGTCTTCGTTACTGCCCGAACACATCGTAACTGTCACACCGATGATGACGACCAGAAAGACAAACCCGGCAACTCGTCCCAGAAGAGTGATCCCTGGATCAACAACACCACAGCTCGGGCAAACTTTCGCGGTGGCATCAACGTTGTGTTTGCAAGACTTACAAGGCTTCAAAGCCATTCGTACAGCTCCTTTCTATATCCATGAAAAAGCCGGCCATCGTGGCCGGCGTGCTGCATCCACTCACCTGACAATGATTTACCAGGACAGTCGTTTTCCCTTTTTCACACCACGCTTGCAGCCTTCGCGAAGGCCGAGGCCATACGTAACAACACGTCGCGATCTTGCTCACCAATGTGTTGGTACACCTCAAGAAACTCTGCTGCTTGGGTACTGATGCTGCCGGCAGGAGTCGGTTTGCGTTCTCCGGTCACAACGTACAGAACATCAACTCCCAACTCCGCAGCCGCGGCCAAGTACTTGGCGTCGGGGCTACCAGACCCTTTTTCATAATTTATTTGGGTGGTTTTACCGACACCGCCAGCAGCACCTAAATCAGTCTGGCTGAGGCCTAGACGCGACCTTTCTTCCTTCAGCCGATCACCGATGGTCATATTTTTTGAACCTCAAGCGTTGACAGGTTCAATTTACTGAACCAATATCATCAAACCATTACGCGAAATCACACGAATTTGAACTATGCACGCCACCTACGCACCCGAGCAAGCTTGCCAGGCCGCTAGAACGCGCTTGGAGCTTCAGGGCATTTCCGTCAAGGACTTTGCCCTTCAGAACGATCTGCACCCCTCAACCGTTTACGCGGTATTGAACGGCCAGAAGAAGTGCCTGCGGGGCGAAGCCCACCGCGCCGCAGTACTTCTCGGTATCAAAGACCGCGTGATTGAAAACTAAGCCTGTTGGCTCAGGGAGGAAACCAGAAGATGAAGCGCCCAGTTCTAGCCAACAGGAAAGACGTAGTCAGCGCAGTGATCGGTGCTTATCAGGGAGGCCGCATCTATGCCGCTGCCGACTTGGGGATGCCGCTGAAAAAGTTCGACAACCAGGCCTATGAAAACGCTGGTAGTCGGCCACTGAGCGACGACCACATCCACCGACTCGAACAGGCCGCAGGAACAACCTTCCTGCCGGATTACATCGCAGCCAAGTACGGCGGTATGTTCGTGCCGCTGACAGCCTCTGCAGATCTGGACAACGTCGAGTTGTACAGCCGGTCAGTCAAGGCCGCCGCCAAGCGCGGCATGGTTGACCAGATCATTGCCAAGGCATTGGATGACGGCGTCATTGAATCCTGCGAAGCGCAGGCAATCATCAACGCCCTCATGCACTACATGTCCGCACGCTACGCCGAAGTTCTGGCCACCATTCAACTGCACGGTCGAGGGGTCGTCGGGTGAGTACTTACAAACTTGTCTGCCCGCACTGCCAGGGCCGCATGCGAATCCGCACCAGCGAAGGCACCCATATATTCCTGCGGGTGGCCTACCTGCAATGCACCAACGAAGCCTGCGGCTGGTCGGTGCGCGCTGAGTTCGAGATGACTCACGAAATGAGTCCCAGCGGCATGGCCAACCCATCGGTGCGTTTGCCCATTGCCGACATCGCCCTGCGCCGCGCCGCGATGAAGACCGCCAACGATCAACCCGACCTGCTCGACCAAATGGAAATGGAGTGTGCGCAATGAACCACGATCAGTTGACCCACGACTACCGCAGCAGCATGCAACGTGCCGCGTTCGCTTACCTGCAACGGCACGAAGCGCAATACCTGATGGACTCGGACCTGCTCTATGAAAACTGTGTCCGCCACTTGGCCACGTCGCTGGAGGTGCCTGTCTTCATGGCCGAGCGGCTGGTGCACAACGCCTGGACTGAATTGCAGGTGATCAATCAACGCAAGTGGATCGGCGTGGACTGGGGCAACACCCCCGGCTGCACGGTGGTGCATTTGATCGACACCCGCGCCGATCTGCGCTACCCGGTACCGGTGAGGCTGCTGCCGCAGACCCTGCTCGCCCAGCGCGATTCCGCGCACAAGCACCACTCCCAGTAATCCCTTTTTAAACACCCCGCCCCTGCCCCGCTTCCCGTGGGTTTGGGTGAGCTTTGCCTGAAATCCGAGGTGGATCATGGAAATCGACATCGCCATCAACGCAAAACTGCCCCGTGCACAGGCCGAAGCCCTGCTCCAGGCACTGCGCGCTCAGTACTCGATGCAGTTCAACGAGCACTGGTATGACGATCGCTTTCGCATGATCCCCGAGGGTTTACGGCACGGCTCGCTGCTGTCGGCCTTCCCGGTGATGGCCGCGCAAAAACGCCTGATTGGCGCCCTTAAACACAGTCTCGGCGAAGTGAAGTAAGCCCCGATGAACATGAAACACGATTTGCGCGCCGATATCCTGCAACGCCTTGAGTCCGACTACGGCCTAAAGCACAAGGCCGGTAAATACATGCGCCAGGGCGAATGCCCGGCGTGCAAGAAAAAGGAGCTGTACGCCTTCCACGATGACCCGTGGATGATCCGCTGCGGTCGGGGCAAGTGCGGCCAGACCTGGCACGTCAAAGAAATCTACGAAGATCTGTTCGAAGACTGGAGCAAGCGCGCCCCAGCCAGCGAGCAACACCCCAGCGCCACCGCCCGTGCGTATCTGGAATTTGCCCGTGGTTTTCGGCTTGATCTGATTCAAGGCTGGTTTACGCAGGAAACGTATTTTTCCGGCGAGCTGAATGCCGGCAGCGCGACGGTGCGCTTTGCACTGGAGAAAGGCGGTTACTGGGAACGCCTGATCGACCGGCCGCACCGGTTCGGCAAGATGAAAGCGCGGTTCAAGCCAGGCGATAGCCCGCGTGGGTACTGGTGGTGCCCGCCATGTGTCGAGCTGCTGGACGTCAAAGTGCTGTGGATTGTCGAGGGCATCTTCGACGCCATCGCTCTGGTGCATAACGGCATTGCAGCGGTGTCGGCCATGTCATCGGCCTTCTTCCCTGAAGAGTCGTTGAAAGAGCTGGCTCGGCAGCGTGGCGGCAAATTGCCCAAGCTCATTTGGGCACTGGACAACGAACCCGGGGCGCACAAATACACCAAGCGTTGGGTGCGTCAGGCGCGTGCCCTGGGTTACGAGTGCGAAGCAGCGCAGATCCCGCAATCGGACAGCCGCAAGGTCGATTGGAACGATCTGCATCAGCGCTGGGCATTCATTGACGACGATAGCGAACGTGCCGAGCAGATCGAAAAGGATCTGGCCACGGCTCGCTATCACGGCTCCTTGCTGATCGCCGAAAGCGCGTCTGAGAAAGGCGTGCTGATGTACGAGTGGCGTGAGCGCCACGAGTTTCACTTCGGCTTCGACAGCCGGCTCTACTGGTTCAAGATGGACCTGGAGAAATTCAACAAGGCCATGCAGGCGCTGGAGTCATCCGAGCGCCACGAAGACCAATTGCTGAACGAAAAGCAGCGTCGCGAAAAGGCCTTGCGCCAATGCGGTGGCGTGGTGGAAATCGCCAACTGCTACCCGCAGGCGCTGTACTTCCAGCGCAACGAAGTCACCGACGAATCCTGGTACTACTTCCGCGTCGACTTCCCGCACGACAGCGGCAGCGTGAAGAACACTTTCACCGGTGGCCAGGTCGCCGCCGCCAGCGAGTTCAAAAAGCGTCTGCTCAGCATGGCCGCCGGCGCCGTATTTACCGGCAGCGGGCAGCAGCTCGACAAGATCATGAAGGATCAGCTGTTCGGCCTGAAGACTGTCGAGACCATCGACTTCATTGGCTACAGCAAGCTGCACGGCTGCTACGTCTTTGGCGACCTCGCGGTACGCGGCGGCATCGTCAGCGTGGTCAACAAGGAGGACTTTTTCGAGTTCGGCAAGCTGCGGCTCAAGACACTGCAAAAGTCGATCGCCATGCACATTCAGCGCGACAGTAAGCAGTACCGCACTGACTGGCTCCCAATGCTGTGGCTGTGCTTCGGCGCCAAGGGCATTGTTGCCTTGGCGTTCTGGTTCGGCTCGCTCTTCGCGGAGCAGATCCGCGCGCAGTACAAGTCCTTTCCGTTCCTTGAGGTCACCGGTGAAGCCGGCGCTGGCAAGACCACGCTGCTCACTTTCCTGTGGAAACTGCTCGGCCGTGAGCATGAAGGTTTTGATCCGTCGAAATCGACCCGTGCCGGTCGGCAGCGCGCCATGGGCCAGGTCTCCAACATGCCCGTCGTGCTGATCGAGGGCGACCGCAACGAGCCAGATAAAGCGCACGCCAAGGGCTTCGACTGGGACGAACTGAAAGACTTCTACGGCGGCGGCACGCTCGGCACCAAGGGCATGAAGACCAGTGGCAACGAGACTTACGAACCGCCGTTTCGGGGCGCGATTGCGATCAGCCAGAACGCCGATGTCAGCGCGTCAGAAGCGATCCTGACCCGGATTATCAAATCCCACTTTGCGCGTCCGGAAGTTACCACTGAAAGCCGTGCCGCCGCTGACAACCTGAACCTGATCCCGGTCGAGCAACTGAGCCACTTCCTGTTGCTGGCCGTTCGTGCCGAGGCCCAGGTGATGGCCAAGTTCGCCGAGCGCGTGCTGGTTCATGAACAGCAACTGCGCAGGCTCAAAGAAATCCGCGTGGAGCGGATCATCAAGAACCACAGCCAGTTGATGGCTCTGGTGGATTGCCTGCGCCTGGTGTGCCCGCTCGATGACAACCACGTCGCCACGACACACCAGGCACTGATGGTCATGGCTTTGGAGCGACAGGCTGCGATCAGCGCCGACCACCCGTTGGTTGCCGAATTCTGGGAAGTCTTCGAATACCTCGAAAGCCTGGGCGAAGGCCCGCAGGTCAACCACAGCACCGACCCGAAACTCGTCGCGATCAACCTCAACGAGTTCGCTGAAAAAGCCAGCGAGCATCGGCAGAACCTCGCCGACCTCAAGACCTTGCGCGGGCTGCTGGTCAACAGCCGCAGCCACAAATGGCTGGAATCCAACAAGGCCGTTTACAGCGCCGTGCGCGCTTCACAGGCGGCCGGCAACGCGATGTTCAACAAACCCACCACTGTGCGCTGCTGGATTTTTCAGAGCGCGTAAACCGCAACCAGCGCTGCAACGCTGGGCACATTCCAAAGGAGAGGCACCATGCAAGTACACGTGATCACCGGCGACGCCGGCACGGGAAAAACGACGAAGCTGAGATCGATCGAAGCCCAGCAACTGGCTGAAGGCAAACAGGCCGGGATCATTCATGCGGATGCGTATTCGCATCACGGCCTGCTCGGAATCATGGAAGTCAGGCTAGAGCGCGGTGAGCGGACGCTGCTTGTCGATGACTGCTCGATCAAACAAATCGATGAGGTTCTGCAGTGGCAGAAGGAGGCCGCTGGAAACGAGCAGCTTGAAGGCTTAGCGATTCACCTGGTTCGCCGCGCCGGCTAAACAACGAGTTCATTCGGAAAGAAGTGGTGCCGAGGGGCTGCAACCCCTCGACACCGACCACCCCAAAGGAGAAGCACCATGCAAGCACAAAACCCAAGTGGCAGCGGCACAGAGGCTACCACGAACGCCTTCAACGTCGGTGATGACGTGACTTTCGTGGCCGCACGCAGCACTGGGCGCAGCGTCAGTCTCAGCGTTCGCGAAGGAAAAATTGCCGGGATCAACAGCGGTATTGCGACCGTCAAGCTTCGCAATGGCCGCACCAGTATGCAGCCATTGAACAAACTCACCCGCAAGGGCGAACGCAACGCCCTAACCCGCGCATTACTGGGGGATGCCTAATGCAACCCTCCACCAATTCTGTTGCACGCACACGCCCGCCCATGGCCAGCCATCGGCTTGACCTCCCCAGTTGCTGCGACATCTGCGGCAAAGCCCGATCCACCCGAAAGCACCAGGCCTGTAGCCGGATCCGACAGCAGCGCAGGTCTGCCGAGTGGGCTGAGCTGATGGCGGTACGGGCAGAAGCGAAGCAGAACAAGCCACGGCGCTACGCGCGCTGATTTGGATTACGGGGCGATGGGGAGCTGCAACTCCCCATCGCCAGCAAAGGAAGAAGCACCATGCTCAAGCGAACACTCAAACACTTTCATTTCTGCTGCGGCCTCGGTGGCGGCGCCAAAGGTTTCAACAAATCCAAGCCCATCGTGGGCAACATTCAAGCGCAATGGCAATGCATCGGCGGCATCGATATTGATGCGGCCGGGCTGGCCGACTTCGAGCGTTTGAGCGGAGTCAAGGGCACGCTGCTGGATCTGTTTACCCGAGATCAGTACATACGCTTCCACGGGAAAGAGCCGCCACCTGGTTGGCGTGAGGCGACAGTCGAAGATGTTCGACGTGCAGCCAACTACCAACGGCCCGACGCAGTGTTCATTTCCAGTCCGTGCAAAGGCGCGTCGGGCCTGCTGTCCGAAAAGATGAGTCTGACCCCAAAATATCAGGCGCTGAACGAACTCACGCTACGCTGCATCTGGCTGTTCGGTGAAGCCTGGAAAGACGATGCTGTTCCGCTTTTGGTCTTCGAAAACGTCCCTCGGCTGGCAACCCGTGGCCGGCACTTGCTCGACCAGATCAACAAGGTGCTGTCTCACTTCGGCTATGCCGTGGCTGAAACCACTCACGACTGCGGTGTAATCGGCGGCTTGGCCCAGAGTCGAAAACGGTTCTTGCTGGTGGCGCGCCACATCGAGAAGGTACCGCCCTTCCTGTATGAGCCAGAAAAGAAAACCCTCAAGTCTGTCGGCTCAATCCTCGGCCGCATGCCGCTCGCCGGCGATATCGAAGCCGCCGGTCCCATGCACCGGGTTCCAGCTCTCCAATGGAAAACGTGGGTGCGTCTTGCCCTCGTCACCGCCGGCAAGGACTGGCGCAGCCTGAATGACTTAGCGATCGAGGACGGTTATCTGCGTGATCTGGTGATCGTGCCCGAGTATCGCGCCGGCTACCTCGGCGTGCACGACTGGCAAGACACCGCCGGCACCGTCGCTGGGCGCAGCAACCCAACAAACGGCGCATTCTCGGTTGCTGATCCACGCGCCAAAGCCGGTGCTCTGCAATATCAGCAGTACGGTGTCCGTCGCTGGGAAGAGACCAGTGGCGCGGTGATCGGCGTCAAGTCGCCCGGACAGGGAACATTCAGCGTTGCGGATCCTCGCCGGCCGGGCGATGGGTTCGGAAAGTACTTGGTAACGCAGTTCGACAAGGCCGCCGGAACAGTCATCGCCGGCAGCACCACGGGGCAAGGCGCTTTTGCTGTGCAGGATCCCCGATACCATAACTGGCACCCGGCAGCGAGTAGCCGGAAGCTGGGCGTTTGCCCGTGGGATAAAACGGCTGGGACTGTTACCGGATCGCAGCAGGTTGCCAGTGGTGCATTGTCGATCGCAGATCCCCGCCCTGGCATGAAGCGCGTCAAGGGTGATGCCTACCTGACTGGTGGCCACTATGGCGTTGTCGGCTGGAATGAACAGTGCGGTGCTGTTTCAGCCAGTGCAAAGCAGGACAACGGGCGCTGGTCGGTAGCTGACCCGCGTATGCCGGAAGCGAACGACCGGTTGACCTGCGTGATTGAAAGTCTCGACGGCACTTGGCACCGCCCATTCACCACGCTGGAGCTGGCCGCGCTGCAAAGCCTGGTCGAACCCGAAGAACAGTTCGAGCTGGATGGACTGAGTGATCAGGCGTGGCGTGAGCGTATCGGTAACGCCGTACCACCTGACGCCGCCGAAGCCATCGCCGATGTGATGGGTACCACGCTGTTACTCGCCGCATCTGGAGAAACCTTCATGCTCAATAGCATGCCGATCTGGGTTCGCCCGATAGCGGTAGGCCTGAGCGTGGCGCATCGGGAGACTGCGCTATGACTGTTTTCCTGCTGCTTTATCTGTGCACGGATGCAACCCGGACAGATTGCCAGGTGTTGCCGGCTCAACGCTGGAAGGGAGATACCGCCTACGAACAATGCCTCGACGCTATCCCCGCCCTCACCCAAGCACTGACAGTGACCAATCGGAAGCGGCACCGGTTTGTCTGCGAAGTCCAGACAGATGACGCAGGACCAACGGAAGAAGCCTCGCCGAGGTTCATTCATCAATCGTTTCGGATGTGAGGGGAACATCATGAACACAGCTTTCATTCTGATGGCCCAGTACGACGGCCAGGCGATTATCTCGCTTGATCGGGTGTGTCGTGACTACTTCACTCACCTGACGCCCGACATGTTCCAGCGCAAGGTGTTGAGTGGTCAGATCAAGATCCCCATCACCCGGCTGGAGCCGAGCCAGAAGTCCGCCAAGGGCGTTCACATCGGTGACCTAGCGGCTTACCTCGATCTCCAGCGCGCCGCCGCGGTGAAAGAAAACAATCAGCTCAACGGCTTAAAACCCGCCTGTTGAGCCACTTCATTGATGCGGCGCCCAGTTGGACGGGCGCCCTCAATATCTTCTCGTGCCATTCCCACCCCACATACCGATCACCTTTACCGCGCAGGTGGGTGTAACGTCGCAGCGAATTCCAGTCTCTGTGCCCCGACACACTCGCCACGCGGGGGATGTCCCAGTCCATTTCAAACAGGCGGCTGACGCCCTCGTGGCGAAGGTCGTGAAAGTGCAGGTCAGCAATTTCCAGAAACTTGCAGGCCTTCGCCCAGGAAGTGGAAATAGATTCGGGGCTGTACGGGAAAATGTCGTCGCCGGCCTTGGGCATCGTTTGGAGTATCTGCCACGCCTCGTCCGGCAAGTCACACCACACGTCGTTGCCGATCTTCTGCCCGGGGTTCTTCATGTCCCGGACCAGGACTCGCTGGCCAGCCTCGTCCACGTCCGCCCAGCGAATGCGGGTGATCTCATCGAGACGGCGAGTTGAGAATAAGGCGAAGCCGACGACCTTCAACATGTTGGTGATACTCCGACGCCGGGCCTGCATGTCCTCATAGTGCGTCATGATCTTGCCCAACTCATCCAGGGTCGGACGCCGGTCCCGCTCGCGGCTCTTGAGGTTGTAGCCGAGTTTGCGCAGCACCCGCCGGGCGCCGGCCATGGCCAGAGGATCGACTTGATAGCCCCACGCGTCCTTGGCAATGGAAAGCACAGCGCCAAGGTGCGCGAGATCATTGCCGGCGGTTTGCGCCTGGACGCTTCCCCCTTCGCTACTCATCCGCCACAGGGCGAAGTCCACCAGGCACTGCGTATTGATATCGGTATCATTGAGCTTGCCGAAGTAGCTGGCACCGATGGCCGTAAGCGTGGCCTTTTTGGTTTTCCCCAGCGGACGCGCCTTTTCGACTTCGCGCAGGTACTGATCAATCATCTCTTTGGCAGTGGCGCCCTTGCGGCTCGCCCGCTCGATCGCACCTGGTTCATCCAGTTCCGATTCGCGCTTACGCGCCCACGCCTGCGCAGCCTGTTTCCGGGCGAAGGTCTGGCTCTCTTGGTAGACTTGCACTCCATCACGCTTGATGCGGATCTGAGCGGTGTAGCTCACAGACCCATCCGCCAGTTTTCTTGCCCTGATAGCTGCCATATCGAAAGTGGTACGCGTCGGTTTTGAAGTGGTACATCGTACCACCGAGACCTGAAAAACGCCTGAAAACGCCCTAAAACACGCCGAAAACACGTTGAGTAAAATGGTACAGAATCATAGCCTTAGCCCAGTAAAACCAATGCCTACGCTGTCTCGGCGCTTTAGTGTTGCACCCATGATGGATTGGACTGACCGCCACTGCCGGTACTTCCTGCGCATCCTGTCGAAAAACGCCCTGCTCTACACCGAAATGGTCACCACCGGCGCTCTGCTGAACGGCGATCACGAACGTTTCCTCCGTCACAACGAAGCC